TGCTTGCAATATGTGTGTTTGGTGGCCCAGAATAGGAACCTTGTGCAAGAATATGCCCGCCGACTGGTGCCACGCAAGCGGCCCGTTGAGCGGCAGGTATCGGCGGCTGGGTGGACCTGAGTCAACGGCTAACTGAGCGAGGAGGCGGCAATGCGACCGCGCAAACGTCGGCCCCCCCGGCGGCCCGGCTACACGATCTCTCAGTTCGCCCGCGAGGTAGATCAGACGTCGAGCGGGATCCGCAACGCGGTCAGAAACGGCGAAATCCGCGCGGTTCCCTACAACAATGTTTTGGTTATCCCGCCGTCCGAGCTGGACCGTTATCTAGCGACGTGGGGCACAGCGGGCTCGAACGAACGCGTCGAGCCCGCGCCGGGGGATGAGCACCGCGACAAATGGCATCAACTATTCAGGTTGTGACTAATGAGCGATGCACAGCAAGGCGACGACCTAGTCCCGAACTTTCCGTTGTCGTGGCTGGAGCGGCTTGATTCCGAGAAGGTGCGGCTGGAGAACCGCAACGCCGACGTCTGGGTGCCGATCCTCGAGCGGGCCAAGGGGGTGGTCGATCATGACGGGATCGAGCGGGTCACGGCGCAGTCGTTGCTCGACATCCTCAAGGTGCCGATGGGCAAGCGCAAGAACGAGCACTACCAGCGGCTGACCAAGATCATGATCGAGCTCGGGTGGTCGTCGCACCGCATCCACGGCATAACGGCGGGCGGCTACCGCGAGCAGGTGCATGGCTTCTGCCGCGATGCCCGGCACAAGAAGCCGCCGACCGCCGACGAGAAAAGACGGGCCGAGCTGGGGGTGCGGCAGGTGCGGCGGCCGAAGATCGGCTGGCCGGCATTCAAGCGGCAAGTCGTGGAATTGGTCCGCTCCGGGAAGCATCCGGCCGAGCTTGCGGATCAATTCGGGATACCGAAGCAGACGATCCGCAATTGGGTCGGCCGGCATAACGAACTTAACCCCGAGGCGCCGGTAGTCATACCGCAGCACAAGCGGGGGAGCCCGGTTCGCAATCCCAATCCGCTCAACATCCCGGTCACCCAGGTCACCCCGGTGGCCATGGCGCCAGCCGAGAAGCCGAGGCCGCAACTGCCACCCGAGCCAGCCGCGAAGCCCTCCAAGGCGGCTGTCGCTCCGTTCGAGCTGCCGGACATACCGGCATTCCTGCGCCGGGAGAAGTAAGTCTAGGGTGGGGATTTCTGCTCAAGGGTGTATTTTACGAAGCCCTTGATCACCGCCCACAGCTGCCTGATCTCGGCCTTCAACTCTTGTGCTTTGAACTCCGCATCGATAATGCGGTTTTCGGTCGCCTCTGTTTCTTTGCTATAGGTGGCCAAGTCGATCCGCAGCCGTTCGATCTCGGCCTCCAGCGCAGCAATATCACGCTCGTAAGCGGCATTGCGCTCCTGCGAGTAGTGGAGCACGTCTTTGTCAGTCTTAAGCCGTTCGATCTCGGCCTCGCGGTTGCCGATCAGCGCGTGCAACAGCGCGTTGGCCTTCATCAGGTCATCGCGTTCGGCGCGCAGCCGCTCGATTTCGGCGGTCATTTGATCGAGGTTCTTCGCGATGACGCGATCATGCAGCCGACAAATGCAATCGGTGCAATAACGGGCCATGCCCACAGCAAGAGCGGCGACAAGAGCAGCAGAAGCACGGTGAGAACTGCATACAGATTGGTGCGGTTGCGTTCATGCTCTTCTGCCGCATACGCTTGCGAGAGCTCTAATTCAAAGAGTTCAACTTCCGAGAGGTCGTCCTCGTATTTCATTTCGGTCACCCAAACAGTTTTACGATTGTGGCGCCGAGCGCGACGCCGGCCGCCAACAGCGCGGCGCCTGCGGTCATGCCGGCAAATGCGGGGACATAGTCCCGAACTTGCCACGGCGCATGGCGCATTTCCTGGTGTCGGCGATCCGATTCGGCAAAGTTGCGATGGATCTCCGTCAGCATCTTGTCGATGCGAACGGTCTGCTCGCGCGCGTCAATTGGATCGATGTCTGGCATTTGGTCCTCTGGGCACTTTCAAGCAAACATCTTGAACAGGATTGCGCTTGTCATCGCCATGTTGGTGCCGACCATCCATTTCAAGACCGTCAGATCAGTTTCGATCTTGCCGGCCCGGTTTTCATAGCCGGCGGCCTCTTCGGCAGCGGCGCGCGCTATCTCGTCCGGCACGTTGCCGGCCCGCAATGCAGCGTAGAGCTTTGCCATCATGACGGTCATTCGAGTTAGTGCTCCTTGGCGTTTCGTGCCGCGCACCCCGGAGGATGCGCGGAGGCGAAACGTCAATCAGCGGCAGATTTGCTGCCAGCCATTGCCGTTCCATTCCCAGCGGCAATCGGCGTGCGCCGGCGCCGTAGCCGCAGCAAGACCAGCAACAATCGACAGCACGGTAAGGATAGTTCTCATGGTTTCGTCCTCGCTTGTGCGCCGCGCCAATGCGGCGTTCGTTAGAGTCGGAACTGGACTCGTCAGGCACCGCATTCACGGTGCGACCGGCAAGGCCTAGTAGCCGCCGGTTTCGTCCTTCAAGGCGCCGTCGCCGTCTCCAAGCGCGCGAGCCGGTTGTCCAGGCGGCCCAGCATGTCCTTCATCTGCACCATGTCGCGGGCGAGCCGCAACACCATCTCGGTCAGCACCGTCTGTCCATAGGAAAGCTCGCGCACATTGTGTTCGATGCTGTCCATCCGTTTTTCAATGTCGTCGAATCGCCTATCCACACGCGCAAATCGTTCGCGCAAGAAGTCCAGGACATCATCAGTCATTGTTTTATCGTCCTCGCTTGTTGCGGGCGCCCGCCAAGGCCGCCCCGGTTCCGGTAATATTGCGCACAGCGCCATATGGCGCAAGAGCGGCGGCCTCTGTTAATGTTTAATCATTCCGTCCGCCGGGCCGGCTGCTTCGGTCCTCGCGGCAGCCTAGCCCGCGGAAGGATAGGGCCGGCCGGGACGCCAATCCCGCCGGCCCGCCCCGCCGTTTACCAGACTTGCCACCAATTTTTGTCGGATACGGGTGGCTTCAGGCAATCCGCTATTGATGGCTTGGCAACGCGCTCGACGTAATCGGCCGGAAGTTTTCCGTTTGCGATGAAGTATGTGCCGTCCTCCATCGTGCTCCGGTTGGCGGCGGCGAGGACGTAACAACTGCAATAAGCGTTGTTGTTGTTCATTCCCGCCAGACAAGTTGCCATTGCCTCCTTTATAAAGGCGAGCGTGTTCGCCTGGTCCAGCGGGGTCGCATGCGCCGCAACAGGCAACAGCAGCGTGCTTGCAAGCAATAATCGTTTCATCATGTTCGTTGGTCCTTGCTATGTGCCGCGCCATGCGGCGGTTGGGTCTACTGGACTCATCAGCTGCCGCGTCACGGCAGGACGGGGAGATCAGTTCCCCGTTTCGTCCTTGTGGTCGCGAGCCTCCAGCCAGGCCCGCTCGAGCCGCGCGATCATGACAGCGGCGCGGTGGCATAGGTCGGCGGTGGTGGAAGAGCGTCCCGGGTGCGCCTCGGTCAGCTCGCGCGAGATGGCCTCAACCTCGGCCTGCGTCGGTGGGCCTTGATCTGTTTTCATGATCGCACCGCCATCAACAGCACAAGCGGCCCGGCGCCACCGCCAACCCAATAGCGGCCGGCCTTGGTCAACTCAGAAAGAGCATGGAAGTATTCAGGGTCACGATGCTCTGCAGCGTCTGGGAAGCAGTCGCGCAAATCACATTGACCGCGCAATGTTTCGTTGTCGTTGTTGTCGTAATCGTAAATCTTTACCATCATGACACACCTCCCGGCGTCACCACGCGCACAAGCTCGCGGCTGTTGGCGCCGGCAACCGTAAAATTGCGGATGACGTACAGCGGCGAGTAGGGGTTGAGATTGAATATCAGTAGCGTCTTGCCGGTGCGGTCCGCGTCTTGCTGCGCCAGCGCAATGATTCGATCGAGCTTGGTTACTTTGTCGTGCGCGCGGTCTATGTGCTTCAATTCAGATTTGCTAGGCATTGTCCTCGTCCTCGCATTGAGCTGGGTCATCTGGACTCGTCAGGCGCCGCATCACGGCGCGACCGGGCACAACAAAGTGCCCGGTTTCGTCCTTATGCCGCCGATCGACCGCGATCTATCCCCCAGGGCGCGGTCTCGTAATCGGGCAAGCCGCGGATTGCCGCCGCGCGGATTGCCGCAATTATCCGGTGCGCGACCGTCTGCCTATAATCGTCGGTCTCGCAAGCCTGATAGTCGAAGCAATCGCAATTCTTGATTACCCAAACGCAGCGCTTCGTGTGCTGCATGTGGACGAACGGCTCGAAATACCGGAACGCATAGGCGCTCGCGTCCTCACCGATCTTGCCCGGCATGTTGCCAGGCCCACAATCCGGGTAACGATGGCAGACCGAGCGCTCGTTCTCCGCTAGTAGAACGCGGCCGATGTCGGTCCAATCAAACAATCCAGCCTTGCTAGGCTGGATAAAATAGCCGAGCTGGTCTTTCATCCGCTTGTCCTTAGCAAACGAAAGCAGCGCGTCGATATGGTCGTGGGAGACTACGAAAGCAGACATGGTTCTTCGTCCTCGCTGTGTTTCCCTCTCGCCAAAGAGGGCCGGCTTGATTGCCGCCGATAGGCGCCCGCAATGGAGCGCCCATCAACTGCAATCACGCCTTACGCTACCTGCCGTGCTTCGCTGGCATCGCGCGCATAGCTCTCAGCATTTGGAACCCCGCGACACATGCGAGCGGAATTGGCCGGCGTGATCGATATATCCAGTTCCCAGCGCGCAATGACCTTGCCCTCGCGCCGAACGTCCAAGTAGAGCGCATCGGCATGTAACCCGCCCATCGCGACATATCCGTTCGTGTGGGCGTCCGGATAAAATCGGAATGTGATCTCGTCATCGGCGCGCAATGTCTTGAGGATGCACGACGCGCTAGTATGCTGCGAGTGATAGACACCGATCATCGCAAAGCATTGCACGTCGCCGGCTTTCATCGCTTCGCGCCCGCGCGAGGTATCAATCTCCACCTTAGCCGTGACATTGTGCTCTATGTCCGTCGCAAACGGATCGGGGTTGCCATAACCCTTGCGCTTGATCGCGCGCACCAGGCCGTCCGGGCTCTTGCTGTTCAGATGCACGCAAATGTCGTCGCACTTGCGCAATGCAGTAATGTCGAGCTTCGTTAAGGTAGTCATCGTTCGTCCTCGCTTATGTTGTTGGACATCCGCCAAGATGTCCCGGCATGATCGCCGACCATGCCGCCCCCATGGAGCGGCATGCGCTGCAATCAATCCGTTATTTGAAATCCGCCATAATTGCGGTAATGGCGTCGTTTATTCGATACATAAGAGCCGATAATTTTTCGTCTTTTGGCAATAGCGGCAGCCATTCAAATGCCGCTATGACAGCATGTGTTGCATCGTCGCAAGCATCATCAAATTTGTCTTCTTGATTAATCATAGTCTTCGTCCTCGCTATGTTGTCGGACACTCGCCAAAGCGCCCTGGTTCGTTCGTCTGGTCTCGTCAGTGACGGCCTAACCGCCAGACGGCCCTGGGGCCGTTTCGACCTGTTCAGTAGTTGGTGACCCAGTCGCAGCCGTGAAGCTTGGCGAGCACCTCTGCGCGACGCTCCGCTTTGACCCTGCGGCCTTTGCCAGAGAAATGGCTGTCCGCTTCCAAGCTGTCATCCTCGAAGAGGACATCAACCGTGAAATCATCGCCATTGTCAGAACATTGAATGGTGCGGGCCTTGCTGATCATGATTGCACCTCGCAAGCGCATGCGAGAGTGTAGAGCAAACCCTTGCTGCAGTAGTTGACGAGAAACCATTGCTCGGCATCAAAGCTCGATGAGCATCCTCGCGGTGCCAGCATGTAACCTTCATGGTAGTCCCGGCCGTGGTAACAAAAAGCTATCCTAAAGCGCATTGTCCTGATCCTCGCTTTGCGCCCGAGCCATTCGGGCTTGCAATCAACAATCTATCAAACAAACACAAATGCACAACCGTAAAGATTGGCACATATCCGCACATTTCGTCATTTTGGACGCGCTGCGAATTTGCCACTCGCGCGGGGCTGCCCAATGTAGCCATGAGCGGATTTATTCACACAGTTCTGTGAATGATTACACTCTCGTAGGTTACTCCATCGATTGTCATCACGAATCCGGTTGATGTGATCTAGTTCAGGATCAGGGTCGCGCCCGGTTACCATTTTCCAGATGATGCGATGTACGCGATATTCCTCATATTCAATTGTAACGCTGCGATAGCCCCAACGCTTGCTACGCCACCCAGCTTCCATGCCAGGCCGAATGCGAGGCCCGCGGATTCTCCAGGTGAGCAAGCCGGTTTCCTTGTCATAGTCGAATAGAATTCGCAGCAAGGAAGCCGGCGGCAAAGGAAGCATCTTCCCATTCCATGTCATGATCAGATTATATCCCAGATTAACCGGAAAGATCCGCACATTTCCGCACACGAACAAGAAAGATTGTTGCGTAGGGCCGCTCTCGATTTGTGCCATCGCGCCGGCGGGCCGGGAAAAGTCCGTGGTTCCGGGTGGGCTACGGAGGAGGGATTTGCTTAATATGAGCAAAAGTCCGTTCCGCCTTGGCGAAGGACAATCCGCGCGGTGCGCACTGCACGCGTGAGGGCCGCGAGCACCTAAGCCGCTGATATCATTACGTTGTGGTAGTGGGGTGCGCTGGGATCGAGGTTTGGAGTATGGTTCCGGACCGTCTACGACTGCGGCGAGGTTCAATCTCCCCCGTCTTTAACAGGAGTTTTTCGGATGAATGCTCCGGGGGCTACTTCCTTGCCCCGGGCGCCGTGAAATGGATTTGTCCCCATCCTATACGGCCATAACGGGCAGTGGACAGCCGTGCAGCGCCGGACCTCGGATTGCTGGTAGCAGCAGCAGTCTAGGCATTTCGCCCGGATAACTGCCATGATCGAGCGTTTTTGATGCGCTTGCCCTAGGACTTCAAGCGCCAGGTCGTCCGGATGCCGGCCTTCCGTCGAGCCGTCCGAATGCCGGACGATGAAGGCTTCTGATAACGAATTCGGTCCAATATCATCGATGGGCATGGTGACCTCCAATCCAGGTTGCTTTGCCAAGTGGCCGGGCGGCGCCTTCAACGCCGCTCGGCTGCGCCTATGGTAGCACAGCTCGCGCCAACGAACATCCTCGCACCCCCACGCGCAATTTTGTTGCGGAGAGCTGCGCTTTCCTTCCAGCTCGATCCCGATCGCCGCCGCCCCGGTACACCCCCCGCCGCCCCGGGGGGACGCTGGCCAGGCCACCCCCCTCGATCGTCTATCTCAGTGCCCTTTTCATATCTGGCCCCCGAAAACCCTTATGCTGCACTGCACAAAATACAACTGGATTGGTTGGGGCGCTTGCGCGGTTATTTTCCTCGTATTCCCCCTGGCACGGCCCGCCGCACTTTTTTCGCCTTAGTGAAACGGCGGCGGAAAAATGCGGCGCCGCCTTTTCGCCGATTTTCCCGTAGGGGAATACGAGGAAAAAAAGCGCGGGTGTTTCGCCGCCGAATTTGGCCCCACCCGCTATTTGACCGCCGATTTCAAAATCAAAACTACGGCGGTGTTTTTGCCCACAACTGAAGAATGCATTTTCACCTCGATCGGTTGCAATCCGGTGACCTCGGGTGGGATCCTGTCGAACATTTCGTGCATAAAAAATGGAGAGCGGAGCGTAATGGAGCGTAATGGAGCATAATTAATTGCGCTCCATTATGCTCCGGGGTTGTCATACGCCCACCTCGATCAGGTCGCCCGGCCTCGCCTTGACGTGTAGGCCGACGCGCCGCTTTTTTGCTGACTTGACGTAGGTATCCGCCTCCTCCAGCACGCCGTTCTTGATCCATTTGTCGAGGATCTTGCGGCCATCCTGTTCGGAGCATTGCAGGTATTGCTGCAGCACCGGGACCGCCCAACGCTTGGTCTTGCGCAGCGTGAAGGGCTCGCCGGTCGACCCGCCATCGTCGTCTTTGCCGCCGGCCTCGAGCTCGTCGAGGATGGCCTTGGCCACGTCGGTGGTCATGGCGTCGAAGATGTTGGGGGGCAGGAATGGCACCAGCACGCCGACCTCGTCGGCCGGCTCGCCATCGCCGGCATTGTTGAGGGTGCGGGACTGTTTCTGGAACCAGCGGGCGGCCGCGCTCATCAGGCTGAGATTGGCCTTGGCGTCGTCGAAGCGCAGGTAGTGATTGTGGGTGTCGGGATCGATCTCGAAGGCGGTCGCCTCCTCGCGTGTCATCGGGAACAGCGTGGCGACGATGCGCGCCACCCCGGCCAGGGAACCGCCGCCGCGGCTGGCGTCGGGATCGCCGGCCATGTTCTGCGCGTATTTCTTGGTGTGGTGGACCAGCATCACGGCCGCGTTGGTGCGCCGCGCCACCTCCCGCCACAGCACTGCCGCCCACTTCAATTCGGAATTGGAGTTCTCGTCGCCGGCGAACGTCTCCGCAAACGGGTCGACCACCACGATGTCGATCTGCAGGGTCATCAGCGCGCGCACGACCCGCTCCAGCATCGGTGTCGCGGTGACGGTCTTGGTGCGGCTGTCGGCGATGGCGACCACGATCGACGCCGCCTTCGCCAGCACCACACGGCCCTGCAAATCCACCTGGTCCAACCCCATCACCTCCGCCGCGGCGCACAGCCGCCGGCTCATTTCCTCCGCGTCCTCCTCGACATTGATGATCAGCACCCGGTAGCGGCCGCGCGGCCGCCAGCCCGCCCAGCTGGTCATTCCGGACACGCACAGCATCGCCAGTTGCAGCGTCAGCAGGCTCTTGCCGCTGCCCGGCGGCGCCACCATCAGGGTGACCTGGCGCCGCAGCAGCAGGCCCGGCACCAGCCACGGCCGCCGCGGCAGCTTCGTGCCGTCGATCGGAAACGGGAACACCACCGGCAGATCGGTCGCCACCGGCCCGTTGGGCTTGTGGGCGGGGCCGGCCGGGCCATTGCTCCCCGCGGCGGGTCCGTTGGGTGGCATCCCGGGCGGCCGCGGGACCTCGGCGAAGGCGGCCGCGATCCGGGTCTGCAGCCCGTCCTCGCCCAACGCAGCGACCAGCCCGTGGGCCTGCGCCATCTCGTAGAGGGCATCGATTGCGGTGGCCATGGGGAGCCCGCCCGCGACGTAGCCGGCGGCATCCTTGGCGGCCTCGTCGAACGCCTTGGCGCAGGCCTCGATGTCGCCCTCGCCCAGGCTGGCCAGCACCGCCCGCCAGTTCGCCAAGCCTTCCCGGAAGCGGTCCTCGATGGTCATACGGGGAAATACCTAGCGAACGGATTGCAGATGATGGCCTCGCAGGCCGAGATGCCCAGCAGGTCGATGAGCCCGGCCTTGAACGCGTATTGCAGCAGCGGATCGGTCGCCGCGCCGTAGTCGAATTCATTGCAGCCGTAGAGCAGGGCGCGCGCTTCCGCCCGCGCGCGCAGGACCAGGATCGGTGCCACTTTTTGCCGGCCCGACATAGCGTCTCCAGCCCACGGTCAGTTGGCCTCGATCAGGGCAACCGCGCGATCCAGAACCTCGATCTGCGCATCGAGCGCGTTGACGACGTGCTGCACCTGCGCCCGCCGCTCGGCCAGGATGCCGCGCTGCAGGCGCAGCTTATCCCCAAGCGACCGCAGTTCCTCGCCGCTCTGGTCCGCGATGATGTCGATCGCGTCGGGGGTGCCCTTTTGATTGAAGGCGACGTGGACCGCCTCATTGACCGCGCTCGCCGAGGGACTTGTCCCCACATCCTTCCGGGCCGGCTTCTCGAGACTGGGTTTCTTCGACACTGGTTGCGCCTCATCTTTTTGCCCCGGGAATTAAGTCCCTCCCGGCGCGAAACAGCTTTTTCAACGTTTCCAAAGCTCGCTCATCGGACAATGGAACAACAACAAACCCCTGGTCCCACAGCCATGCCAACAGGTGCGTCACGGCGTCATCGGTGTCTTCGGCCGTGTCAAAATGCGAGGCAAAATATCGCTGCAACGCTTCCTTGGCGCCGTTGCCGTCTTCGATCGGTTCTGGTGGCTTAAACATCATTGCACCTCCGGCTTGAGGCGCCACACGTCCCACCGCTCGAGCACCGCGACGGCAGCCGCGACGTTGTCCACGACGGCGTGCGGAATGCCGTTGAGCATGCACCACAGCGCGAAGCCGGCCTGATGCTCCGACATGCGCCCGCGCTTGCGCTTGAGCTCGAGGAAGTGGACCGGATGATCAGCGTCCTTCGGCGCCAGGAAAATGAAATCCGGCCACCCCGGCCGCACGCCCATCCGCTTCAGCCGCTCGCCCGCGTAACTCACCCGCACCCCGTTGCGGAATTCCGCCGGCCGCGCCTCGCCGAAAGGAAGGTGGGTCCACAGCCACGTCGGTTTGGCGCAGCGCCGCAGCAGATCCGCCACCTCGCATTGCAGTTGGAATTCAGACGGCGAGACGTCGACCCGCTCGCCGCGCTGACGCTTGCCACGGAACAGATTGAGTTGCCGCGCGCTGGCTTCGCCGCGTGCGATGACGAGAGCTTCATCTGCGGCCTTGATCAGCCGCTTGCCGAGCTTGGTCATGAGCGCGCCTCGTTCCGCTCGGCCTTGCGATGACGCTTCCAGAACACGCGCTTCCACTTGCGCAGGTGCTTCCACCATTGCGGGGCAGGAACCAGGATTCCCTTTTTTATGGTTGCCATTTGTCGTCGCTCATAGCAATCGCCCTTGTCCAATCTCTTGTTCCCGCGCATCGGGCATGCGCCGTAATCGGAAGGTTTTCGTGAACTGCCATTTGGCAAGGACTAGTGGTGATGTGATGAATGCTGTTCCCCCGGATGCAATCCCATTCGTAATATCGATGGAATAAACAACACCCAACCAATAATTTGTTGGGTTGAGAGCCATCACGGTCACCTCGTTTGGCGTCACAGAAAAATCCCCATCGGCTAGACGTGTTCCTTTGCATTCCATGATTTGTGGCGAATGAAAACGGTTGCGGCCACAGAAGGTGAAATCGTATGAACGACCAGTTGATGTGTCCTTCGTTTCGTAATCTCTGCTTTGCATCAGTGCCATGATCTTCTGGTGCGCGTAGACGCCGATCGAATGGCTCGTCGGCTCGCCGGCAACATCATCGGCCTCGATCGGTAGAACGAGCACGTTCTGACATGTGAATAGATTTGCGCGTTCGTTTGCGGCTTGGATTAGCTTCGGCCTGACTTCATCACGGAAACAATACTTACCAGATCCGACGCGCGTTATTAGATCAACCCGCCGCCCCTCCTGGTGAAATCGCGAGAAGCCGCTGCCGAGCCGCTGCAACTCGTTGCTGATGCCCTGCTTCCAATGTTGCGGCAATTGGCCATCGCGAGCGAGCCGAGCCCTTCCATATTCCTCGGCAAGATCGGCACGAGTGAACCGCCGCGAGAGCTTCAAGCCCGCAGCAACAATATCCGTGCCACGCTTACTAAGAGTCGCGAGCTTCATTCCGCGGCCTCGTCGTTCAATTCGGCCACATGACCGTAGACGTCCCATCCGTCACGTTTGCGGCGCGTAAACATTTCGAGCTTTCGGCCATGCGTGTAGAGCGTCTCGATGATGTCGTAGAATTCGACTGGCTTCTGGCTATGCTTGTCGCTGCGCTCGATGCTCTGCACGCTGTCGAAGAGCTGTTGCTTGTCTGGCTGGCAGGAGCCGCGCGTGCAGACCAAAAGCACCTCGTGGCGCACCGAATTGTAGTGCCCCATGTTGTGCTTGATCTTGTCCCACACGAATGACGCCTTGTATTCGAAGCCCCAGGCATTCACGACCTGGAGTGCTTCCTGCAGCATCGGCGACGTCGCCCAGAGGAAAAGCACCGCATTGTCTTCTACCCAATGGTTGACGGGCAACGCGCAGATTGCGGAAAGCTCCATTGTCGGGTAGTGCTCGCGCGCATCGCCAGCCGGCAACCCCATCCGATGCGGCACCAGAGTCGTGTCGCCATAAGACCAGGGCGGATCGGCATAGATGATGCGGTATTTTTCCTGCGGTTCCGGTGTCACTCCCTCGCCCTCGACCTCCGCCGCGACTTCTGCCGCTCGCTCATCATTGCGGGCACGAGCGGTGGGAGAGCCGGCGCTCGTGCTGTCAGACTTCTGACGGTTTTCGTCAGATTTCTGACGAGGGCGTAGATCAGCGGCAATCGTCTCATGCGACCAGCCCGTCAGGTCTGCAATCTGGCGAGTGGTTAGGCCTTTCGCGGCCAGCATCTTCGCAAGTGCTTTACGTTCGTCGGCGCTTTTGATTTTCGTTACAGCATTTCCTATTTGTTCTAATTCTTTCGGCGTAATGCCAGCCAGTTCGGCGTATTCGCTCGTGAGTTCCTTGGTCGCGCCAAGGAAATTCGCGAGCAGCTTTGCTTGTTTTCTCATGCCGCTGCCCTCTTGCTGCGCGTGATGACGTAATGCCCCGGCTGGTACCGGCAGCCCTCGCGGCTTATCCGCACGCCGCTGCCAGCGAGCAGCTCGTTGAGTTGCTGGATGTGCGACTTGACGGTGTTGCGGTTGCTGCCGCCCGTGCCCCAGACGGTCGCGATCAGGTCGTCGACGCCGATCCCGATGTCGCCGGCCGCCGCGATCGCGTCGACGATGCGGCCCTTGAGCTCAGGCAGATAGACGCCGAACCGCTCACGGCGGATCGGTTGGTGGCAGCGCGGGCACGTCGGGCAATCCATGTCGCGCTCTCATCGTCGATGCAGGTCTTCATCGTTTCCGAGCCAGGGCGCGATCACTACGGCCCATGTCGCGCAGCGCTTCCCGAGTTTGATCAATAGTCGGGCGATGAAAGTCCGGGTCCGTCTGAATGAGTAGGGACTCGAGCCGGAGGAGCCGCGTGCGGAGTTCATGAAGTTCATTGCGGGCGTGCTCATCGGATTTGCGCTGGAGCGCGGCTGCGATGCGGGCGGCTTCGGCTGGCTCGATCCGGCGGGCCTTGCCGTACCAGATGTCGAACGCGCGCCAGTACGAGAGGCCGGCGGCGCGGGCGGCTCTGGCGATGGCAGCCTTGATCTTGTCGCCACGTTCCCATGGCCCCGATAACTCGCGCAGAGATGCGGAAACGTCCGTCAATTGAGCCTCCCAAGCAAAATGGGATCGCCCAACGATTTTGGGCAACCGCTCCCAAGGTCGCGCTGCAATGCTCGGCACATGGAAAATCAGTGCCTCTTGTCTAAGAGTTTGTCGGCTCAGTTGATCGCTGCAGGGATGCGCAGCAATTCAGCCAAATCCGGTCGAAGCACGCTCGCCGGAATGCCTGTCTTTTTCACAATTCGCAGCAGAACTTCCTCGTCCGGCTTCCGCTCGCCTGCTTCCCATCTGGATACGGATGCAGTCGATACGCCCAACAAGTCCGCAAGCTGACGGCGATTCAGCGGAGGGTCTTGCCGTTCCCGGTAAGCCCGAAGGGGATGTACTTGTTTCATCGACACAAAATTACCGAGTTGGTAATTGGCCGTCAAGCGTTTTCTTACCGAGTTGGTGAAAGCCGGCGATGGTCGTGGGAGGCATAATTGCCGGCATGGCAAAGAAACGAAAAACCCAATCGGCAGCTCGCTCTACGGGCCCACTATTTCTGGCCGAGTGGATGAAAGAACTAGACGTCGACGGCAATGAATTGGCTAGGCGGCTCGGGGTTTCATACACAACTGTGTGGCGATGGCAGGAATCACCGACCCGCCTCAATCCATTGAAACAAGCCCAGGTCGCTAAGGCGTTAGGAATATGGCCAGGATGCCTATGGATGCATCCGGCAGACAAGGCTATGCGAATGATTCGATTGTTTCTTGAGGAAGAGACTACGCCTGAAAAATAATCTTTACCGCATTGGTAAGATAACAGTTGACGGCAATTACCGATTTGGTAATGTGATCCCCGAACAACGGGGATACAGTGCCAATGCCGATCCTGACCTGTCAGCGCTGCGGCAAGCCGTTCGAGGCTCGCACTCGCCGCGCCAAGATCTGCCCCGGCCGCTGCTACAGAGCGCACGAGGCTGAATCTTCCAAGCGTGCGAGAGCACTGTATAGCGAGGAGCGCCGTCGGGCTTCTGTGCTCACAGGATGCGCAATCGCGTCTGGCCTTCTCGTCCGCCAGCCTTGCGAAGTCTGCGGATGTGGGCGCCGAAAGGCAGACGCTCATCACGATGATTATTCCCGCCCGCTTGAAGTCAGATGGTTGTGCCGCAGCCACCACCGGCAACATCACGTGCGCCTCAACCGCGAGCAGTGCTCCCCTGCCACACGGGGATCCCCGAACAACCGGGAGCACGCCGTGCCCATGCGCACTTTCCTTCATTCCGAAAACAGCTGAATGCCGCGCCGCCTGTCCCGCGTGCGGGGCAGACGGGGCGACATGCCCGTAACGCGCACCGGACGCTGATCCGGCTTTTGAAAGCGGCCAAGGAGGGCCGCACTGCATGACGACGATTGAAACGACAAGCGCTGAAGCCGCACCCATCTCGGTTGCCCGCCGCAACCGCATCGACGAGGTTCGGACCAAGATCGCGGCGGTTGCAGCCGCCGCGACCTTGAACGACCGATCCACGGTGAACGCCATCCTCGCCGATGCTGCCGTTGGTGAATACGGCTATGGCTCCAAGCTCTATGATATCACGCCCGGCGTCGGAGCCGTGATCTTTATCGAGCACAATCCTCATAACCGGGACTGGGATCCGGCATGGTCCCTGGAGCTTGCCCGCCGCCAGCGTATGCAAATCTGGCGCAAGAATAACGAAGTTCCGGGATTCTACCGGGACGGCAAACTCGCTGACGCACAGCATCGCTTTGCTGCCTGTGCCCTTTCGGGCATGACGTGGACGACGGTTATCGTCTTCGGCATGGACCGCAACTCGATCACCACTGTCGACGCAGGTCGACGGCGTGATGCGGCATCCGCCCTGAAGATGGACGGCATCCGCGAAACCAAGCTCAAGCAGACCGTCATCAAGACTGCGGCGAGCTATCTGGTCAAGCTCGGCAACGAGACTGCCGCCCTGCGTTCGGAGGTCGAAATTGCAGACTCGATCCAGAGCAATAATGGCGTGCTGGAAATTGCAATCTCGATCGCGGAGGCCAGCGAGCAGAACCTCGTCAACCCGGTGCTCAAGACCACGATCGCGGCGACGGTGGGATATCTCGGCTTGACGCATGGTTGGCCGGAACAGCGGGTGCGTGAAAAACTCGCACTGTTCCAGACCGGCCAGTCCAGCGCCGGCGAGTCCGAGCCTTTCTTCCTGGCCGGCCAGATCATCGAGAAGGCCCGCGCCAAGTCGAACGCCCAGGACAAACTCTCAACCATCAAGGAGGTCGGGCTGGTGGTTCATGCCCTGCGTCTTACGACGCAAGGTGTGCGCGCCACCACCAAGGCCAAAATGATGAGCGCGATCAAGTCCGAGCTGCCGAAGGTCGATTATCCGGGCGAGACCCCGGTGTCGGAGGCGGCGGAGTAGGTGCAATTTGCCGGGGCGCAAATGCCCCGGCCTTTTCGGAAATGGTGAATTATGACTGAAGCCGCAGTAACCATTCTTGATGACGAGCGCTTGATCCGCGATGGCGAGGCTGCCGTTGATCTCTACAACAAAGACCTCAAGAACGCCCGGGCCCGCATCATGCCGATGGCGCGAGGGTTGCTTGCGGCCAAGCGCAAATATCCTGCGACACAGGACTTCGGTGACTGGCTGCACACGTCGAGCTATCGAGAGATCGGCGACACGGATCGCGCCGCGCTGATCAAGATCGGTGAGCAAGATGAATTCGCTAGCAAGTTCGTAAGAACTACCAATTTAATATCTCCCAGAGCGATCTGGGATGCCATTACTGAACTGCAATCGACTTCCCGACTCGGGAACTCGACCGCTGCGGTTACCAGCATTGTCGAACAGCCGGAAATTGCCATCGATTCGACGGAGAAACCGCAATCGCCCCTGCACGCCGAGACACCAGAGTTAGGTATAGCTCGCGTCGAGGTCAGCCACCGGAGCCCACTGCATGACGTGCCTCGCGTTAAGGAGGTTTATGCAATCTTCTCGCAGGCGAATACCCGCGGCACGCTAAACGCGCTCAAAGGCAAACGCGCCTTTGCTCCAATTTGGCAACTTATTCTGACGGCGCTCGACGCCGGCATGTTGCAACCGACGCATACAAAAATAACTGAACCAAATCTGCGATTCCTGTTCCCCTTGGGCAGCGGTCGCTATTGCGGAAAATTCGACCTGACTGACACGAAGACGCGTGAGCACGTCCGAGACATCATGTTGCCGGCAATGATTGCTTGCCGAGACAACCTGCTGGCCGCGCCCGAACGCATGCGCGAAATTCTCAATGAGTACGAGAGGGGTCGCAGCACCCAGCAACAACAGGCCGTTATCGCCGAAAAGCGTTCCGTCGCAGTAAAGTCTCTTCCGGTAACGGAGCAAGAGTTGATGATGTTCGGGCAGACCGTCTGGCCCAGGCTTGGCATCAATCAGGGTGAATACACCTACGACCAAGTGCGCGCCGCGATATGGACCTTCCGTGATTACGAATCATGGAACCAGATGGCGAAGGAAGACACCGGATCACATGCGCTCCGGATTCGGAACTCGCTGCGCTATCTCGGAGAGTATCTCCAGCGCACCGACCGTAACAACCCGATGGCCAAAATCTTCTCGCTCATCCTTTGGTTCTCTCATCTCATGGAGAAGAGCCCGAACGGCGAATGCAAGTGGCCGATGTATCCGCACGTCGAAGGGCAGTGGTGATCTATGAAGATCGAGCGCATCGAGATCACGGGCCGCGATCAATGGCTGAATCTGCGCAAGCCCGACGTGACCGCCAGCGTCGTTGCGGCCCTTTTCGGCGCTCACCCGTACACATCTGCACTCAAACTGTATCTCGCTCACTCGGGGGTCGAATTCGACCAGGCCGACGATCGCGTCTTGCGGCGTGGTCGTTTGATGGAACCGGCTGTCGCGCTGGCGGTGAGCGAGGAGCGGGCGGAATGGCAGATCGAGAAATGCGATTCTTACTATCGCGACCCCGACTTGCGGCTCGGCGCCACTCCCGATTTCTTCATTCACGGCGATCCGCGCGGCCTCGGCGTTTTGCAAACCAAGACCGCCGCGCCACACATCTTTGAGCGCGACTGGGAAGGCGGCGCCACGGTGCCGTTTTGGGTTCAACTGCAAGTGCTCACCGAAGCGATGCTGACCGAGGCCGCCTTCGGAGCCGTCGCCGTCCTGCGGGTCGATGCCTTCGATCTCGCATTGGCCATCGTCGAGGTGCCGCGCCACCCTGCCGCCGAGCAGCGCATCAAAGCGGCGGTCGCCCAATTCTGGGAAGACGTTGCCGCCGGCCGGGAGCCAGATCCCGATTACGGCAAGGATGCCGAATTGCTCAAGGTGATCGCGCCGCACGAGGTTGTCGGCACGACGGTCGACCTGAGCGGCGACAACGAACTGCCCGCGCTGCTCGAGCAGCGGGAGGAAATCATGACGGGGATCAAAGGCTTCGAGGCCCGCAAAGACGAGATCGAAACGATGCTGAAATTCAAAATGCGAGACGCCGAGAGTGTCGTCGGCCTGCCCGAATGGGGCATCAGTTGGAAAAGCCAGCATCGCAAAGAGTTTGTCGTGCCGGCCAAAGACGTTCGCACGCTCCGCATTCACCACAAAGGACAACGCTGATGGCCGAAGCCGCGACAAAACAGAACCATCCGCTGGTCGTGCTCAATACCTATCTGCAGGAGCGCGTCGATTCCCTGCGCACGGCGTTGCCGCCGCATATGAAGCCCGAGCGGTTCATCTCGTCGGTGATGACCGCGGTGCAGCTCAACCCCGACTTGCTCGCATGCGAACGGCGCTCGTTGTGGCTCGCCTGTATGCGCGCGGCGCAGGATGGGCTGTTGCCGGACGGCAAGGACGCGGCGATCGTCGCCTACAAGCAGAAGGCCCAATACCTTCCCATGTATCAGGGATTGCTGCGCAAGTTCCGCAACAGCGGGCAATTCAAATGGATCACCGCCGGCGTCGTCTATGACGGTGAAGTGTTCGAACACTGGATCGATGAAAACGGCGAGCACTTTAAGCACGTGCCGAGCAACGACAATCCAGATCGCAAGGTGCGGCGCGTCTATTCGCTGGCAACCACCAAGGACGGCGGGGTTTTCATTGCCGACCTGTCGCTGGCCGACATCAACAAGCGCCGCAACATGAGCCGCGCTGCGAGAGACGACGCGCCCTGGAAACAGTGGCCAGATGAGATGATGAAGAAGACGGCGCTGCGCGTGCTCTCGAAGTTGCTGCCGCAATCGAGCGACATCGACGTGTTCTTGCAGCGCGACGAGGCGGAATCGCTCGGCGTTGAACCCGTCGAGACGATCAGCGATCAACGCGGCGCGGCCTTCGGCAACGTGCTTGATCATTTTGCCGGGACCGGCGAGCCCGAGACGCCGCCGCCCGCGGAGTCAGGACCGGAGGCGGCCGGCGAGGCGCAGGGCGAGGCCACACCCAATCCACCTCGCCCTGCGCCGACCTCCCGCGGTGACGTTGTCGAGGTTGCCTATAAGCGCGGCGTGACCTGGCGCGAGCTCGCCCGCCCGCGCAAAGGCATGCCGCCCGAATACCGCGACCCGGGGCATTCGCGCGAGGCAAGCGCTTGGGAAGCCGGTTTCGACGGCGCGCCAATGCCGACGTTCCCGGAGGAATCGAAATGACTGCGTTCAAGGACGCATTTGCGAAAGCCGGAATGGACACGAACCAGCTCGATCTACGCATGACGAACTACGATCATTGGAAGACGACCGAGCCAGAGCCACAGGGTGAGCCCATGCCGCGGAAAAAATCTGATGCTGACGATGAACCGCGTTTCACCGACGAGGAAAAGGCCAAGTGCGCGCTGCGCGAGGCGGCCTGGCGGCGAAGGGTATACGGCAACGCCGTCGCCAAGGGCCGTATGACGCAGGAGCAGGCCGATCACGAGATCGCCATGATGGATGAGATAGCGGATGACTATTCGACTGCGGCGAGGTTGCCGCTATGAGGGCGATCTATTCCGTGACGGTCGCCGCCATCGCGGTGTTGTTGGTGACGGTGTCGCTGCGCGGATATGCGGCAAAGCCATCCGCTGCCAAGCCGGCGTCGGTGTCGTTGCTCGTCGAGCCGCCGCCGGCGAAGGCGGATCGGCTATCGGTCCCGAAGCCGCCACCGCCTCCGCCGAAGCCGGTGCCCCCGCCGCCTCCGGTCGCCGAGCTGATCGAGCCGCCGGCCGTGGTTGCTGAGGCGCCGCCGCCCAAGCCACACGCCGATCCGGTCTGCGGGGCGCGCGGGCGGACTTGGTACACGCGCGAGAACGGATGGCGGTACTGGAGATGTAATCGATGAGGACGATCTCGGCGGCGCGGATGAAGGGCAACGGCATGGGGCATACGAATCGCATTCCGCGTGAGGGCACCCATCTGCGCAAGATATGGGACCTGTTCCAGTCCACGCCAGGCGTCGTCATACCCATGGTCATTCTAGGCAAGAACAAGAACGCCTTGTTTCAGCTCCGCGATTTCTACGGATTGGACATCCGCTGCATCAGGTACGGCAAATGGTGCCTGTGCGGTGAATGGATTGCTGGCGGCGGCTACATCGATTACGTGGCCGCTCGGCATGGGATGGATGGAGTAAAGGAGGGCGATGCAATCAACAAAAGCTGATCTGGGAATCAAACACTTTCACATGAGGTAACAGAAATGAAGAAGCTTCTAGCTACGACCGCCATCCTGGCGGCGCTCACTCTACCGGCTTCGGCCACCATCCTCGACTGGAACTTCCAGGACCATCTCGGCGTGCTGCCCAACACGCAGACCTTCACGGCCGGCGGGTTTGGCCTCAGTGCTCGTGGCTTCACGGCCAGTGATGCTGGCACCGCCCTGTTCGGCAAGAACGGAGGCGGTGACGAGAACGGTCTCGGCCTCAACAATGACGCATCCGGCGATCACGAAATCACCGGGGGCAACTTCGTCCAGTTGAACCTGGACGGCCTATTGGGCCTCTTGGACATCAACTCCTTCACCTTCCAGATGGGCTCGACCACCCAGGGCGAGGGCTGGAAAGTGTTCGGTTCGAACGACGCCCATCCGTTCCAGTTCACGCTACTCGCCCAGAGCAGCGGCACCGGCGACGAGGGCTTCCACACCCTCGCCGGTGGTTGGGACAACTACAACTTTTTCTACTTCGGTTCCGGCGTTGGCGCTTGCGGTTCCGGCTGCAACGCCAACGTGCTGCTGACCAACTTCGACGCCACCTTGGCGGCCACCCCGCTGCCTGGCGCTCTTGGCTTCTTTGCGGCCGGATTGCTTGGTTTGGGTGGCTTGGTGCGCAGCCTCCGCAAACAGTGTGGCGTTGCGTAGTGCAAGAGTAGGCTGACGTTGCTTCCCGCTCCGTCAGCGTACAGGCCCGCCGGGATGATACCGCCATCCATCGGCATCCCGCCCGGCGGGCCACTTTGTGACTAGGCATAGACCCAACCGAAAACGACGCCACAAGGTGGCCGCCCATTGGCGAGTCATCCGCCTCAAGAACGGTCGTAAGAAGCGTATCCAGGTCAAGAGCAGCGAACGTGGAGGAAAATGACCATGCAAATCCCGATACCGCTCGGGCTCGTGCGCCTGGTGGACCACATTCAGGACTGGGGCAGCCAGACGCTCTATGGCCCGTTCCGCCGTATGGACCCGGTCATCGCCGTGACGGCCGTTGCCGTAACCGGCTGGTCCTGGATCACTGGCGGCTGGTTTCCAGCCCTGCAGACCGCCGCCAGCTTCCTGTTCGGGGTCATGGCAGTCGTGCTGCTGATGCCGCCAGAAGAAAATTAACGCCATGAGCCGTACCCAAATATCCGCCGACGAGATCGCTGCCACCGTGCCACTGCGGCGCATCGAGCGCCTGCGCGACGAGATGGACGTCATGGACCTCGCCGCGATGCTGGTCACCGTATTCGCCGTCGATCAGATCGAGATCGCCGACGCCCTAAAGCAGCGGCGCTTGGAACTGAAACTCAGAACGTGGAACCTCGACGGAGAAGAGGCATGAACTCAGACGACATCGTGAAGCTGGGCGAGGATCTGGCCAAGGCCATCGTGCAGGCCGCGCAGGATCAGTTGACCAAGGCGCAGGCCGAGCTCGACCGAGCCAAGTCGGTGGCCGACATCGTCCTGGGCCAGGCCAACGACGAGGCCCGCCGGATCGACGACGGTATCGCCAGCCGCAAGGCCGCTACCGAGAAGATTCTGGAGGGTTACACCATTCTCGAAAGGCGGACGGCCGACGATCCCCGGCAGCCGGGGCCACCTCCCGGCGTCTACAACGACAGGGACGACGACGCGACCGGCCAGGCCTATCGAGATGAACTGAAGCACAAGACCGAGGGCCAATTCTTTAGCGACGAACTCAGCAAGCTTAATTCCCGCTACCCGTCTTTGGTCGATGGCAAGCGGTGATCCGTTACACCGGCACCAGAGGGGATGAAGGAATGACAATACCTTTCACGCAGTACCTACGCCCCGATGGCCGGCCGCGGGATGTGGAAATTGATCGCCCGTCCGACATCGAAGCCTTGGCGCGTCAATTCATCGAAAGCGGCGGCCGTTATGAATGCGAGCACCTAACTACCGAGGAGGCGAGCCTGACGGCGGTCAAAGAGATCGATGGCGAGGAGCAAGATATCGCCATTGAGATTGTTCCAAACGGCCCGGAAGTTCCGGCCGCTGTTGACCGCTTGGTGCGGGCATCCGCCGCCCGGTGTGCAACATGACAGATGAGCTAACCGGATGACGGACGAGACCGGCGAGCGCGATACCCTGTACGTCACGGACGCGGAGCTGATCCGGCGCATGGGCGTGCCTGAGAAGATCGCGCGGGAGGCCATCCGGGCGCTCGACGCGAACCGGGCCAGCGGTTTTCCCCAGAAGCAAAAGCTATTCGGGGACCGGAGATATTGGCCGGCCTGCGTGGCTTGGTTCGACAAGACGAGCGGACTTATCCCCCATGAGCGCAAATCGGCTTGACGTAAGCGTATGCGCTGATTATATTCGGCGGCATGGCAATTTATATATCCGATGAAGAAATTGTTGCGGTCGTAAAGAAGCAGATCGGCCATAGCTCCCAAAAGGCGTGGGCTGAAAAGGCCGGGATATCGGCCGCCTACCTCTCTGACTTTCTGCTCGGCAGGCGCCGCCCCGGTCCGGCCATTCTTCGCGGCGCCGGGTTCTCGGTGACCCCCTATTATCGGAAGCTTTCCCATGACTGATCACGCCAAAGGACATCGAGGCCACCCATGAGCGATGACGATTTTCGCACCATCCTGCGGGCCATAGACGGGCTGCAGGCCGAGCTCGCGCCCGTACGCGAGCAACTTAAGATAATCGAGATAAAAGTCAGCGGTATTCCGCTGATAGCTGAGTCAACCCACGACTTGCGTCGCGACCTGCGAATGGTGAAGGCCGCCATCAACGACATGGCGCGCGTTAACATCACCGCCGGAGAGGTTGAGGCGCTCCACGAAGAGATCGACAAGATACAGGCTGAGAATGCAGAGCTTGCGACGCGCCTCGCCACCGTCGAACGGCTTCTCGCCGATACCGGAGCTTCCGATGAGCGATAGACCCAAAGTCGCAGACTCTCCGGGGCTCGTTTGGGCACCCCGTAAATCCGGCTGGGTGGCCGAATGGCACGCCCGCACCGATCTGATCAAGCGCGGGTTCCTGCCCCAGCGCGCCCGCGTCTGGGCCGGGGAATGGCCCTCCGAGACGGACTGCGCCCTGATCTCCGACCAATGCACCCGCCTCCAGGCCGAGATGCTGGTCTGGGGCCGCGGCGGCATCCCGGTGATCGCAGACGCCTTCGACGGCACGCTGGGCAGCCTGATCCGGCTCTACCAGACCGACAAGGATTCCTCGTATCAGGAGCTTCGCTACGCGAGCCGGATGAACGACGACAGCCGGTGCAAGCTGATCGCCAGGGACTACGGCGACACGCTGCTTTCTGACATCGACGCCCGCATGATCAAGGATTGGTGGCGGGCGTGGACCTCGGACGGCCGGACCCCGTCAGCCCATGGCAAGGTCGGGCAGCTCCGCACACTCTTCGCGTTCGGCTCCACCTTGGTCGGAAAGCGCGGAGATCCCGAATGCCGGCGGTTGCGCGAGGATGCCGGACTGCTGCGCTTCAAGATGGGCAAGCCCCGGAAGGAATACATCACGGCGACCCAGGCACTCGCCATCATCGCCAAGGCCCACGAGCTCGGCCGCCACTCGATCGCGCTGGCCCAGGCGTTCCAGTTCGAATGCACCCTGCGGCAAAAGGATGTGATCGGGGAATGGGTCCCGATGGGCGAGCCGGAACTGTCGGATGTCCACGACGGTCAATGGAAGTGGCTTCGGGGTCTCCGGGGCGAAGAGATCGACGCCAATTTGATCCTGCGCCACATGACCAGCAAACGGCAGAAGCCGGTCGAGGTCGATCTGCGCCTGGCCCCGATGGTCATGGCGGAACTGGATCTGGCCGGCAAGTTCCCCGAGAAGGGGCCGCTGATCATTTGCGAGGCAACCGGGGTGGCGTGGCAAGCCAAGAACTTCCGCGAGAAGTGGCGCAAGGTCGCGACTGCGGCCGGAGTCCCAAACCACGTTTGGAACATGGACAGCCGGGCCGGCGCGATCACGGAAGGGACGGACGTTGCCGCCATGGATGACGTTAGGCGCACCGCGACCCACAGCAACGTCAGCCAGACCCAAGCCTACTCGCGGGACGACACCAAGGCGATCGCCAGGGTCATGAAAGGCCGCGCCGCGAGCCGGAACAAGGCGGGAACGGATGCGTCGTAAACCACCGTAAACGCAACGCGAACATCGATGACTAGCATACACTACCAGGATCTTGTGAAATCAAAGGCTTAGGAGGCATATCCGCTCAGCGCCCAAAAGCGCGGGGCCATTGAAATCATTGAATGTCAGTAGCGACCGGGAAGGCAATAAGCCGCCACGTGGCGCAAGGAGAGGATTGTTGAGTTTCACGTGAAACGCTTCCGAGTGCCACACTCCGCAGATCGGTCTGATGTCAACCAACGAGAGAGTTTGACCGTCATTGGCTTTCCCGGGCTATGTGATTCGGGACAGGAACCATTCATCGTCCGTCGGCACTCGGAACTGGATTCAGGCGCGCGGTTTAATCGCGGGCAATGACTTATCCTTGGTGGTGTTCGACATCTCGCCAGTTTTGCCAGACTTAGGATAGCTTTGGCGTTCGATGTTTTCTCGGAATTGGTCGGGCGCCTTGAAGAAGCGGCTGCGCGATTGCTGGATCACCGGCCCCCCAGTGGCATAGCTGGCGGGCATCGGGCCGGTGCCTTTGGTGAACTCGCGCCCGACCGATCGCGGGATACCGAGCGTGCTCTTGCCCTTGGCGGCCGCGAACATGGCCTTGCGCTGGGGGTCGCTGACTATTGGCGCCATAGCTCTATCTCCTCTTTGCTTCCCAATAAGTGCAAGTGTCCTGTGCCCGGATTGGGCCCTCGACCAGCGTGCAGCTCGGCGAGGTGCCGGTCCGGTACATGCTACAGGTCGCGCAGCGGCGCGGCGCCCCCGGCTTGGCAGGGCGATAGTTCGCGTCCTTGTGCGACATCTTGGCGGGTGTCATCGTGTCAGTTGCCCCAGCCCATATTCTATCAGCCCACGCGGATGCTGGGCGCGTGTCTTGGCTTCTTTCAGGCTCAGCTTCTGCCCATAACGCTGTCCCGCAACTTCTTTTTGCGTCGGGACCTTGGTGTCAGTGATCTGCGACAGAAATTCATGCAAAGTTGAACCGCGCGCAGAGCCTGGCTGAATCGTGGGCCCAAACGTGCTGTACGGCGACACGAGCGTCCCGGTGGCGAATTCGGCAGCTTGCCCGAATTTATCGTACCACGGCGAGCCCGGATCAACGATCCGGCGCCCCGCAAAGTCGCGGTTGGACAACCCGGCTCTTATGGCATTGATAGCAGGCGAGAGCGTAAAGACGTTGCTCAGCACCATGCCAAGGTCTTTCTTGCCCGTCGCGACACCGTAAGCACCGGTCAACGGCGCCAACGGTCCGCGCGGTTTCACCTCGGCGTCCTTGTTGCCGGTGATGCTCTGGACGGCTTTGTCCAGCGCCGGTTTGACCACGAACGCAAGCGCCGCCAAGGCGAACACGTTGCCCAATGCTTCCTTGCGCTCGGCCATAGTAGCGTTCGGACCGAGTGTGTGGGTCATCATGGTGCTGAGCGAATTGAGCATGCCCATATGATAGCGGCCGAATACCGAGACATTCGGATCGGACATGAAGCGAACCATCTGACGGCGGCCAAAAATCTTGATCGGCAGCCGATAGTCCGGCATGTGGACACGGGCGCTGGCAATCGCATCCTCGCGCGACATGCCGTTCATCTCCAGCTCCCTGATCCGGGAAGCCATGAGCGCATCGCTGAAAGTCCACAGGGCTTTACCGGCATGCTCGTACCACAGCTTGACAGCGTCGATACCGTGGCCAAGTCCGTAGGTTCGCGCATACTGCTCCCATTTGCCGGGATTGTTCCGAAGGTCGGCATCGAACGCTTTGCCAAGATTGCGAACTATGTTCTGACTATCGATCTTGGACTGGATCAACGATCCGCCGGCACGATTGATGTCCTGCAGCAGCTGGTCCTGGGTATAGGCGGACTTGAATCCCTCGATGACCGACTTGGCGAGCGTGCCGTATTTGCGCGGGTCGATCCAATCCGTACCGCGTCCTACCAAATAGTGCATGAATGCGTTCATGGCATGCGGCACCGGATTCCAGAAGATCGATCGGATGCCCAGCTGGTTGGCCACCCGCAGCCAGTTGATGTCCGGCAGCCCCATGCCGGGCTTGTAATTGTTGTGGAGGACCTGCTCTAGGTCAGGGTGCATGTAGAGCCCTTTGAGATCGGGCACATCGCTTTGCGGCCACCCGCGCTTCTTGGCGGTATCGGCATCGCGCGTCATCAACGACTTGAACGGCGATTTCTCCGGGTCCTTGAACCGATCCAGCCAGTCATTGTAATCCTTCATCATCCTCAGTTCGCGGTTCTCGACGAACTTGGATACGAAAGCGTTCTTGTGATACTCGACCGGGGTGCCGCCCTCATGCACGGCATGCTGCTCGATCTCGTTCTCTCGGCCGCGATCGACCGTGTATTCCTTGCCGTTGTAGGTGAGCTTGTCGCCGGTCTGCGGCGATGTTTCTTTAGGGTTGGTGATGAACCCTTCCGGCTCGCGGTTCTTCATAACCGCAATCCTGTCGCCCTTGCCGGCAAGCACCAGCCGGTTGCCGTCCTTGTCCTGGGCACCGTAAAACGCCAGCTCCTTGGTGGAGCTTGGATCGTGCATGCCGGGCAGACGGCCGATGTGACCCTCGGTGATCGGGTCGTCGACCCGGACCGGGGCGCTCTTCATGACGCGCTTCATGTAGCGCGGATCGTCCGCCTCATTGTCTATGAGCCCACGGTCGACAAGCTCCTTGCGCAACGCGGCGTTCTCCTTGCTTATGTCGCCCGTCGCATGCTCGAAGCCAGCGCGCAGGTTGGCAGGGAGCTTGTCGTAGGTGCCGTTGACGATGGCGTTATAGATCGTCTCGCCGCCCTTCCCTTTGACCTCGGGGTGCATCTTGGAGGCTTCCTCGCCCAGACCCTTGTAGCGCAGCATGTCGGCAGCGGGGATCGTGGATAATTTATTCAGTTCGTCGTCGGCCTTGTTGGCAAGATTGAACGCCTTCTCATCGCCCAGCTTGCCTTGTTCGATCAGTTGCTCCTTGGGCACGCGAGGCGGCTCGGGCGGCGTCCCAGGTGGCCGGCCGCCAGGCGGTTGCCGCGGCGGCTGTTGCCGTTGTTGCTGCTGTTGCTGCTGCTGCTGACTGCGTTCGAAAGCGTCGGCCGCCTGTTCGAACTGCCGGGCACGCCCTTCCTGGCCTTGCTCTCGGTACATGGCCGCGGTCTCGCGCAAGTGCGCGGCTGGGCTGGGCGCGGCTTCGGCTGCATCGAGCCGTTGCCGCATGAGTTCGTCGCGCCCGCCGGTAAACAGGTTTTCCTGCAGATGCGTGTCGCTGAAGAGTCCCTCGTCCGCCGGCCGTTGCGGGGCCGTTGGTCTCAGACGTTCGTCGGCCCGTCGTTGGGCGAGCTCGCCTTCGCCGATGCGCTCGGTCCCGGGGATAACGCCTTGAGGTTTTCCCTCAGCGCCCATTTCGAAAGCGCCGCGTGGTACCTCGCCAGCATCTGGCGGCGCTGGAGGTCCTGCGGGCTCAGGTCCGGCCCCGGCTTCGCGTACACCTCGGCCATCGCCGCGTGCTGCCGCGGCGTCATCAACATCCCACCCTTCAATGTGTCCAACGGTGACGTGCTGGTCTTGGGTGTCTTTTTCATACTGGTTGGCATGCTCCATTATGGCTCGTTCAAGAGCCATATCTGGGCTGGAAACGCCCTCCTTCTCCATGATCTCGACAGTACGATCATATAATTTTGGGTCTAGCGCGCCAAGTCCGGCATCATGAGAAAAACCGTCGACGGCACGTTGGATCGCAACGCGGTTAAGCTCGGCTGCGCGCCCACGCTCGCCTGCGGTCGTCGTGCCTTCGCTGCCTACCCGATACTGCCTGGTTCCACGCGCTTCTTTGTCGATCAAATCCAGCAGATCAGAGGTGGTCGTCTTGGCCACTCGGCCTTCGAAGTCGCTGGCGTCGTTGAGGTATCTGCCTTCGCGTGTAGCCTTGAGCCACGCTTGATCGAGCGACATGCCGTCCTTACGCAGCAAGTTGCCAAATCCGGGGATCAGACGGTTTTTGCCCCCGAATATGTCCTTCAGCTCCGGAATATCTTTTTGCAGACCGCCATTGTGCGCCAGATACTCGAGCAGGCTGTAGAGCTGCTCGTCCTTAGCGCGTGGCCCCCGGCCTATTTTCACGGAGGCGGATGGCGGCTGGGCCGGCGGCGCAGGCTCTTGTGTTGCAACAGGGGCTGGCGGCGGTTCTGGTGCAGCCATTGGGGATTTCAGAACATCCTGCGCCTGTGCCTTGAGCGCTTCTGGCGTCATGCCGCGCTTGGCGGCTTCCGTGTTGAGCACGCGCGGCTGGTTGAGCATCCGATTGGCGAGCGCGCGATCGATGGTGGCCGCGGTTGGCGTCGGCTCGGCGGGAGCCGTTGGCTGCGGTTCCTCCGGTTGCAATGGTCGCGCCTGCTCTTCGGCATCCGGCACCCGAGGGAATTGTGCTTCCAGCTTCGCGCTGGTGGCCGGGGCTGCAGCCTCACCCCCGGGCTCCATCTTGGCGCGGATCGCTGCGTCCTGCGCCGGGTCGGTCTCGCCGACGTTCACACCCTGTCGCTCGGCAGGAGGCGGCGCCTCCTTGCCAAGATCCTCCGGACCGGTTCTGTCGCCGACCGGGGCCGTGGTCTCTGGCGTAGCTGCAGCGGCGCCACCCTCTCCCGGCGTTCCACCTGCAGGCGGCGGCTGCTCCTTGGCGGTGCCGGCGGCAGCGTCCGATCCCGGTGTGCCGTGCCACAGTTCAGGTCGGCCGATAGCAGCCGCCGCTCGCGTGCCCAGCGCCTCGCCAGCCCGGGTTGGCGTGGTCAAGAAGGCGCCACCAGCGCCCGCTATGGCAAGTCGTGCTGGGTCGAAATCCTCGCCTGACTTCCACTGATTGAACGCCTCCATGCCCGCCCCGAACAGTGCGCCGCCCGCCCGCACGGCAGCGGGTGCAGCACCCGGACCAAGGAACGGCGCTGCACTCAGGATGTCGCCCACTACCGCCGACTTGGGGTTGGCGGCATCGTCGGCCGCCATTTGCAGGTCGTCACCGAAACCCAGCAGCTTGGCGCCAGTGTCCTGAGCGGCGCGCGCCCCCATGTAAGCCAAGCTACCACCGATGAAGGCGCCCGGAATGGCACCTATACCCGCCTCTGGTAGGCCGATGGCGGCGCCCGCTGCGATGCCGCCGGGAATTGCCGCCAGACCGGCGGCAGACGGCAGCAGCCCGTGTGCGACATGGCGCAGCGTCGTCCAGAACGGGCTCTCGGCTTTCGGTTGCTGTTGCTGTTGCTGCGCCCCAGTTCGAAAAGCTGCCCAGTCATCGGCAGGCTGAGCGGTTTGCGAAGTACGGAAGGCCGCCCAGTCATCGGTTGCGGTGGGAGCTTGCGGGGCACGAAAAGCCGCCCAGTCATCAGCTACAGCAGGTTGTCCGGCAACGTCAGGCTGTTGCTGTTCGTCAACATCCTCGTCATCATCGTCATCGGCCATCAAGGTACAATCCCTGGAGACCCATCCGGTAGGATAATCCGTGTGCCTGATGGCAAGCTACGAGCCTGCGCTGGCGAGCTTACTCTGACCGGCGCTCCAGTTGATTGAGCGGTTGGCGCTCGTGCTGCTGCTTGGCCACCGCCCTGCTGGCTACGCGAGTGCTGTTGGATGCGGGTGACGTAGTCATCCTTGAGCGCCTGCTCGGCTGGCGTCAGTGTGTTCCCGCCGTTCTCCTTGGTGTAGATGCTCTTAATTAAGTTTTGCTCCCCGGTGCTGAAGGTCTTCAAGGCGGCGTCAGCGGATTTCTGCTGGTTGACCCTTCGCGTTTCTTGAATTTTGTAGGCTTCGTTGGTGAACATCCTCTGCGCGTTGACGTCGCTGGTCTGGGCCGCCCGCCGCAGAAGGTCTTGGACCGGATCGTTGCTCTGCTGCCCCCCAGGTGCCGACCGGCCGCCGGCCGCTCTGGCCGCCAACTCGGCCTGCGCCGCCGCCTGCGATGCCGGGGTCGGCGCCTGCTCGGGCGGCAGTGGCTTGGACAGGTCCAGGCCGCCCTGGCCGGTTGCCCTGGCCTGCACGGCGGCCACGGCCACCGGATCACCTCGTTTCATGCGGGCGTCCAGCTCGCCGAGATTGTTGTTGAACAACGTGCCTGCCAGATCCTGCGTACTCGGCGGGGCGTCGCCCTTGCGTACGTAGCTGACGACCTTGCCGTCCGGTCCTACGACCGCGCGGTCGTAGGTGGTGTCGGACGTTGGCGCGAGCGTGTATCCTTGCGGATAGGCGGGAGCAGCGGCTGCAGGGGTGGCGGCTGCGGGAGCGCCCTGCCGGACCGGGATGGTGGTCACATTGTTGCCGGCAGTGCCGGAGAAGCCGCCGGCCGACGGGGCCTGGTTGGCGTACCCGGTGGCTTGCGGTGCTTGCGTTGCAGCAGCAACTGATCCTGCGGGCAAAGTGGACCTGACGTCATTCGAGGCGTCCGACATCATCCCCGTGTCCGCTACCGCGTACTGCGGACCAGGCACGCTGGTATCGTCGCCGGCATCGCTCCTGCGGCCACGCGCTCCACCACGGCTACGGCTATTGGTGTTTTTGTTATTGCTGCTGCTGCCGCCGGCAGTTGCCGCAGTCCCACCACCTGACGGTATATCGTATTGCGGAATTACGGTCCCTTCCCGGGACGGCGGGTTCTGCGAATCGTAACCGACTTGTGGGTTGTAATAAGGGTTGATACGAGGCGCTTGTCGTGCTTGCTCTTTTGCGACAGCAGCACGATTATCGGCGCGGTTTATGAGTTTGGTGGCCAGACTTTCATAGATGCCGTCGTTGCCGCCAGGCATGAGGTAATCGTCTCGGCCTAATACCGGGGCGTCGTCACGACCGCTCATAGGGGCGCCACGTTGCGTGGTAAATCGTGCCAAATTAGCTCTGTTGTAAGGGTCATCCAAAAACCCAGGCGGCAGGAAACGGCTTACTTTAGGGCCAATCGCAGCAACCATGGCGCCATTGTCTTCCAGCACTCTGGCTGCCTCTCCAGGCGACATTCCCGCGTTAATAAGGTCTTGCCGTGTCAATTCACGGGGAACTGCAGGAGCACCTGCGCCCAAGGCTTGCGCACGTCCTTCGCTCGTTGTCGGTTGAGTTGTTTGGTCGTAACCCGTTTTGGCAGGAGCCTGTCCTGCAGTCGATGATCTGCCAAGACCACCGAGAGCGTCCTGCCCGGCCTGGTCCATGTAGTTGGGCGACAGCGGATCGGCGGTGCCGGCGATCGTCTTCTGCACGACTTCGGCGGTGCTGGCGGTCGGATCGGCAGCTTGTGTAGCAGCCAGTGCAGCGTCTACCTCTTGTGGAGGCGCTGCGTTATCACCACCGAGATAGCTCTTGATCGCGTCTGTGACTGTCCTGAGCAGCGGAGTACGCTTGCTTGAACTGTCTGCAGGTGGTGCCGCAGCAGGATCAGCAGCAGTGCCGAGATATTTATCCGACCACTGCTGGTACAACGGACGACTATCTGGAGGCAGCGGCTCGGTACCGGGATCAGGGGGTGGAGCGCCATAACCCAGCTGCTCGCGCGCAAACCGCTTCCACAGAGGCTCCGGGCCGGTATCCTCTTCAGGCGGTGGCGGTGGCGCCGGCGGGTTGTCGCGTTCGTCTTGAGCAGTCCAAGACTGGTCGTCGTCGGCGCTGTCGGTGTAAGTCATGTCAACCTCCTGCGCCGTAGCCGGTAGGTGGCGCCTGCTGTTGGCCGATCCGATGCAACCCGTGCATCTGCCGCGTATGCTGCAGCACCTGCCGAACCCGGTGGATCGGGTCGTTGGGATGCTCCTGCACGCGCGGCTGCTGCCGGCCGGAAGCGATGTGGAGATTATGCCCCACGCCGTTGTCGATGACGTGGTCAAAGCTGGTCGCTGGCCCCACCAGGTAGTGATGGAACTGCTGCGAGGTCATCGGATGCGTGGATTCCACACCGCCGCGCCCATGCACGACCGACAGGATGTGGCCGTCGGGCGTCACGTTGTGCGTCAGGTTCTTGCCGTCTGGCACCATGTCATGGGCCTTGCTGGCAAGGTGCGCGGCGGTCTTGATGTCGCCGTGGGCGTGAGCACCCTGCGCCATGCCGATCATGGCGTCGTAACGCTTGCGCAAGCCAGCCAGGAGTGCGGCACGATGGTTCATGTCGTTGCCAGGCTGCGGCGGTGCCGCTGACGGCCCTGCATCGCCGCCGTTCGCATAGCCTACGCGCTGTGCTGCTGCCTGGGCCATCAGTTTGCTCCATAACCGGTTTGCGGGGCACCGCCGCTTCCCATCGTAGCGCGGTCCTTACGAGCTTTAGCCATTAATTTGTAGAAGTGTTCCTGGCCCTTAAAGGCCGCTACGTCGCGCGGAATCACGAACTCACCGACATTCAAATTGGCGTTCACGTCATCAACTTGTTGACCGCCCGACGGGCTATCGTCGGCGGGAACGTAGCCGCCGGGCTGATACCCGACGGGACCACCTGCCGCCATCATCGATCCAGGACCGACCGGCCCCTGCTGCCACATCGCAAGCCCGCCAGGACCACCACTGCCGCCGCCGCTGCCGCCATCGCTAAAACTATGGCTCGATCCCGACGACTGCGACGTACCTTGTGACTGCTGCCCCAGCGGCGAGTATTTCAAACTCATACCGGTGCCTAGAAGTTGGTTCGCCGCATTGGCGGCACCGTAGCCCGTTTGGACGTTTTGCAACCCAGCCGAGGTGGCCTGCTGCTGCATGGCGTTGCCGGTGGCAACGTCGGCCATGCGCTGCTGATTGCCCGCGCCCGCTACGCTCGCCGCCGACTGCACCCGATCAGCCCGATCTAACCCGGCATAACGTCCGGCTGATGGGTCGATGCCGTAGCTCTGCAGATCGGATATCGCCGACTGCCGCGCTGCTTCAGCACCTTGCGCCACGCCTGCCTCGGCCTGCCCCATGTCGACCGCCTGGCGCTGCGGACTGGCGTAGGACAAGGCATTGCGCATCATGCTGTCGATGTTGCCCTGGTTGTTGGCGAATTGCTGCATGCCCCACTGGTAGACCTGCGGGGCCATGTTCTCCGAATATTGGGCGATGCTCTCGAGGATCGGCGTTTCCGAGTAATTCGGAATGAACGACGTGCCCGATTGCTGGCTGCTAGACTCTTGTGAGCTGCTGGATGTCGAAGCCATAACCGTGCCTCCAAGCTATTTTCGCCCGCCTACTGCAACGGAGCAGCGATCATAGTCGTTACGCCCGTCGACGTACCGGCAAAAAATGACCAAGTGGCGCCGCCGTCTACAGACAATGCCACAGCACCGGGGCCTTCTCCGCTGTCGTTCGTATAGCCGCCAGCCATGAAAATCCCGTTATATCCCGCTACGCAAGTGACCCGTCCGATGCCTGGCATAGACACGGTCGATGAAAATCCCACGGTTATCTGTCCTCCTGGAGGATGTTTTGTAACGATAACATCACCCGATCCAGGATCGTAGCTGACTGCACCACTGTCATAAAATATCGTCGGTGGTAAATCTGGTTTTGCCGTAGTCTGCGTTTTCAGATCATATTGCATGACGCCATCCGGCACATGCTGGCCGAGTGAGTCAAAACAATCGTTATTGACACATTGGTCGACAAAGCCAGCGCCGCTGCGCCCCCAGCCTGTACCGTCCGATGAACTGAACACTTCTTCTCCGCTCCCACCTACGCCACCGGAAAATTGGTCGTAATAAAACGACGACTTGTCCGGATTCCAGACAAGAGCAAGAGACTCAATGGATTTTTCATCATGAAAGCTTGTCACTATCGCTGCTTCTTCGTGAACTATGCCCCAGTTGAGCCCATCATTGGACGCATAAATCACCGTGTGCCGGTCAATGGCTCCAGTCGTATTTCCAACATCGTCCGTTATCTCGTGAAAATTAGACGCCGTACCGCAAACCAGAAGCACGTCCACACCCTTTATTTTGGCGTAAGAGCTTCCAATAACGCCAAACAAAGCCTTAGCTCCATAATCAATGATGGTTGCTGGTTCCGGCAAGACGATGCTATGCCGTTTCGAACTGCCGTCCTTCCCGGTTAGTTTTACGTAATGCAATTCATTCCCGAGCTGCGTGCCGTAAATGAAAACCGGACCGACACTCCAGTTCACGTTGACGATGCGCTGGAAAAAATCCTCGTGATAGGGCGGCGCATCCGTCAAGACCATCTCCTAACGTTTATATTGCCAATCAAATGTTTCGCCGTAAGGATCGTCATACAGATACTGAAACACGATCTTGTCGATACGCACGACATCGATATACATACTCTTGTCTTGCTTGCCGTCGGCATCTTTATGATAAACACGCAGGTTTCTTGTATCGCGATCAGTTTCGAACCAGTTTGGTCTATCCGCGACGATCGGCGGTCCCATGTTTGGCGACGTAAATCCTCCAGCCAACCCCGGACCAATCGTGTCCTGCAACACCCGCTTGAGTGAGTTGACCGCCTGCAGCAGCGAAGGCAGATCCATGGCTCGTGGGACCGCCGGCTGCTTGGCACCAGGCATCCACACGACTTGATTGCGAGTGACGGGACAGACAGGTGCGGTCATTGTACTTCAATCCCTGGTACACCAGTGAACGTGCGCGGATCAGTCGGGTTGACGTCTCCCCCATCGATCTTCATTAGCTTTTTCCCTGGCTCTGGCCGAAAAACCCACTCAGCGATAAGATCTATCTTCTGAACTTTGTCATGCCACTTGATGTAAACAATACGATCAACCTCTAGCCATTGGGCAAAATCGTAGTCGCCTGTAGTGGCATTCTTGGCGTAATATCTTATCGTCGCCGTGTGCCGCTCCTTCTCTCTCCAGCGCACCGTCTGCGGTCTTACGCCGTAATAACCGCCAGCCGGATTGCCGCCTCCACCCCCTATGTTGTTGCCCACCGGTCCAGCGAGCGTTTGCAGCAGTTGGGCAGCTTGGTTGGCTGCGGCTATAGCCGAAGGAAGATCGACCGCCTTGGGCACATACGGCAACATGATGCCAGGCATACCCGGCAACACTTCGTTGCGGCTGACCGGACAAACCGGAGCTGTATTGCCGTTAGCTCGGGGTGCCATAGGCCAGGTTCCACTCCAGTGTTACTTGTGTTTTCTGCTCGCGATAAAGCAAATAGGTTATGCGTTCCATCTCGACATAGACCTGATCGTCACCAGGATTGTATATTCTGACAGTGTCTATGACCTGACGCTCGCGTACCCAAAGCGGAAAGCGCCGCCCGACAGCACTTGCGGGCGACGAACCGGCCCCCGGCATACCATTGCCGCCGGGGAGCGCCTTGAGTTGCTGCGCAACGAGATTAATCTGGTTAAGCGCTGCGATAGCTGACGGAAGATCGGTCGCCGGCACGATCGCCTGCTGCGCAGGCGGCGTGCTGATGACGCCTTCGCTGCGGCTGACCGGGCAGATTGGTGCGGTGCCGTTCCCGTTGCTCATATGAGCCCGAGCTCCTTGACGCTTGTCGCCACCTGGACGTTTGACACCACGACCCTGCCTTCCACTTCGAACTGCCACGACTCATATTTACTCCTGGAATAAATTCGCAACAGTTCACCAGAATATCGTAGCTCTCTAGTCTGATAGAGCTGGTCATCAGCATAGACACGTAAAATACCATACTGCTGTGGACCTAGCACTGGCTGCGGATCATCCGTATCTCGATCAACTTGCGCCGGCGTCGTGCCCGGCACCGTGAACCACAGCTTCATAGCCGCGAAGTTCTTACGCGACAGCTGCTGGTAGATTTTAGACCGCCATTTGTATGGCACAATCACCGGATTGGCGTCGGTGAAGTCGTAATAGTAAATCGATCCATTTTGAACCAACATCGCAATGCCGGTCCACGGATCAAGCTGTATGTTGTCGATGTCGAAATCATTCGGGCTGGATAGTTGCCCAAACCCCAGCCTGTGGCCACCTGGCTGTGGCCAGACTGTGAAGCTGGTCTGGTCCTGCGGCGACAGTTCGACCGTGAACCCCTGCCGGATGATGTTAGGACTGTCTTGGATAGAGCCGAAGGCAAAATAACTCGTCGCGTGTTTGATTGCCCGCACGTGTTTCTGCGGTGTCAACGCCTGCCATCGCTCGCGCGTGATCCAGCCCTCGGTGACGTTGGAACCGGCACCTGACTGGCTGATCTGGATAAGACCATTCTGCGAGACGTATAAAACAGTAGTGTCCGTGCTGATTATGCTCCCTCTGTGCAGACACGGTTCCGGCAGGTTGATCTTGGTGAGCGCCATGGCGGACGGGTTCACGCCGCTGGCCACGTAGGGCGAACCTTGCGTGCATATGACGATGGATTGCCCGCACACGCCAATACCGACGATCGGAAACTCGGTCGTGAGCACGTAGCCAGACGGCCAAGCATGCGGCCGATAGGCTTCCGAGAACCACAGCTCGTTCGACCGCCAGCCCACCGCGATCCCGTTGGGGAACGATACGATGCCCTGCATGTCCGTCGGCGGACCGAACCAGTAATACGACAGCAGCTGACTGTTCAACGCCACGACATCGTCGCCGATCGTGTCGACATAGACCGCCTGCGTGACCGGGATTTCGGCTACGAAGAAATACGTCCCCTGTCCGGATTGATTGGTAATGGACCGGTAGATGCGCGTGGTCTTGATGTTGCGATCCGGCGGCCACACAGTCCCGCTACCGTCAGTGCCGCCGCCCATGTTGTTGAGCGTCGGCATGAACAATTCGATCCGCCAGGTTCCGTTCGACCAACCGTTGACCACCGTCGGCAAGGACGGTGGACCCTCCTCGCCGTACTCCGTCACCCATGTGTAGACGTAGGCCCGTGCCACGAACACCGAAGCACCGAACAAATCAGCCCACACCTGGAACGTCGCTGTAGTAGCCACGCTAGGGATATTGAGAAAATCCGGAGCGCCGTTGCTGAACACAGCAGTGTATGCCGCACCACTGTTGGTGTTATCGGCAGTCAACAAGTAGTACGGAGCGTCGGTCTGGATACCGACCCAATATGTGAGATTGGCAACAACGGATACGCTGTTGGAGAATGAGCCAACCTGTGTTCCACCTGACAAATTCGCAATCGTGTCGTTGCCGACACCTAGAAGCTGATACGGCTTGCCGTTGAGATCGTCATATACGACAGCCCGAAACATTAGCTGGTTGCCGCTTCCATCCGGGATCAACGCAAAACTGACGTCGTTTATGAGCATGGTGCCGCCAGGGACGATCGGCACCAGCACGATCTCGTTGCCGGGGATGTAAGTCTGCGCTCCGCCGGTGGGCCCGATGTTCTGGAAGCCCAGCTGGGACGTATCGCCGCCGCCTGTGATGGTCACACCCGGAGCGCAGCCCGACGCCGGCACGCCCAGCATCCACCAGGATTGGTCTTGCATGATCCGGTCGTAAGTATTGTACCTCGGCACGTCCGACGGAGATGCTGCGTAGTACCTTTGAAAACTGTCATCAACAACCGGCGTGCGAATGACATTCGTATCGGGATCCGGGAATTCGAGCCACTTGGAGTCGCTGGCCGTGATCAATGTGTCGTTGGTGCGCCTATCTGGAATTCTATATACATACTTTGCTGCAGTATTATTTAGTTGGCGTAGCAGCTTGGGCTGCCGCCAGCCGATGAGTGCGCCGCTGAACAGGTAGCAATTAAGAGAGTAGTCCGACTGACCATCCGGAAGTAATCTTGAATCCCACGAGGGAAGCATCCCGCCAAAACGGTCTAGTTTTATCGCTGTCATGATGTGCCTCAAGATATTCTATCAGTTGCTGCAACCGCTCGACACTGTCTTTGACATGACCCAAAGCTAAATTGCAGCCGTTACAAACAATCTCGCGCACCTTCTTTGTGCCGTGACAGTGATCAAGACTCCATTGTCCGTTCTTCCGCCCCGGATTAGTGCTCCCACATGCCGCGCACTTCATCCCTTGAGCGGCCCACATAGCTTCGTACTGTTCAGGTGTAAGACCATAGTGGCGCTTAAGATCGTGCTTCTTCATAGAAGCAAGCCATTTCTCCCGGTTTTCTTTCCGCCAACGAATCCCTTGAGCACGATTCTTAACCTTCCCTTTTTCAGACTGGTTGTATTTGCGGACGGATGCTTTGCGTTTTTCCGTCCGCGCATACTCACGTTGATACGTGCGCTTTCTTTCGGGATCGCTATAAGTCATTTCGGCTTGCCGAATGTTGCGCCACTGGCCGGAAACACCTCCTGTTGCGTCGGGTTTGGGTGATAGACTGGCGTCATGGTTCCTTCCCTGGCCGCCTCATCCGCCTTGATCTTCCGCTGGACTTCGCGGTTGCGCTCGATTTCCGCCTCGGCCTTTGCCACCATGGCTCGCCCCATCGCGACCTCGGCCTCGTATTCCGCCTGCTGCCGCGGCGTGCGATGCGGCACCGGGGCGATCTCGACCGGCTTCTCCTCGCGCATTTGCCGGATACGCTCGAGCAACTGATCGCGCGTTGCAGGCTCGAGGTTCACGTTCGAGCTCGCCTGCTTGAGATCGTCCTCCTCGATCCGGCGAGCCTCGGCATCCTGCGAGGCGCGATGGGCCGTTTGCCTTGCTTCGGCTTCGGCGCGCTCGAGCGCGATGCGCGCGGATTCGTCGCGAATTTTGGCGACCCGTTCTTCCGCCTTGATGATCGAGTCGGTTTTTTGCTGAGCCATCTTATGCAGCTCCGGTAGCTAGCGCAGCGCAAACCCCGCCAGCCGCACGTTGATCGAGTGTCGGAGAGCCACAGACGACGCGCAGCTGCTCCCACGCACCGCCATTGGCATACTGATTGTACGTAGTGCCGGGGCCCTGCGCATCAGCATCCGATATTTGCTTGAAAACGCCACCTGCATTGTACTGGTTGAACACGATACTAGCCATGTTGTCCTCCTATGGTGCCACCACAACGAAAGAAACCGTATCATTTTTGACGTTCTCGAGACTGTCAGTCATCGTCAGCGACAACGTTACCTGCTCATTGACGACGCCGCCGGACAAGAAAAACACGATCTCGCGCCCCAAGATAGAAATATTGCCGACAGTGCAAGTCGCGGAATTGGACTCGACATCGATCTGTTCAATCGTAGCGGCGTTGTCCAGCCAGTCGTCGTAATCCACACGCCATCGTATGACATCCCCTGCTGTATGTGTCCTACTGTCCAAAATCATCGCCGTATGCCTCTATGACCCTATGCTCTCCCGGCACCACGATCACACGTTCTTCCGCAGGAACAACGCTGATCCTGATCTGCTCCGGCACGATGATCGTATCCTCGCTCATAGCAACGCCCCATAGAACGTCGTGACGAAATTGACCGCAGCCACCGTCGTCGTGGTGGCGGAAGGTGAGAAGCAATAGCACTCGTAGTAGTCGGTACCGTTGGCCTGGTCGACGGTATCCACCTGAGTATACGCCGAATTCGACGTAGACTGCGCGCCATTTTGCACGATGCAGGCGCCGTTCTTGAATATCATGACCTGCGGAAACACGTTGTTGCGGACGCCTGCCGAAAAAAACAGCCCGGCCCCGAGATGCACGATCCCGGCCGACGGCGTCCAACGAAAATTGGTGGCGTCGTACTTGTTATTGACGTCGAATACCTTGGTGGCGAACTTGAGTTTGGTGTTCGTGCTGTCGACAATGCCGGTCTGGTTGGTTGCCAGCTTGGCCCGGAATGCATCCTTGATGCCGGGTGGCGATCCCGTGGGGCCTGTCGTACCGGTCGAGCCGGTCAAGCCGAGTGGCCCGGTCAATCCGGTGGGTCCCGTAGGGCCGATCGCGCCCGCAGGACCCGTGTTGCCGGCTGGGCCCGTAACGCCGATGCCCGTGGGGCCGACACCAAACGGACCCGTATTGCCGGTTGGCCCGGTCAAGCCTAGAGGGCCAGTCGGACCCGTCAACCCGCGCGGGCCGGTATATCCGGTCGGCCCGTCGACGCCGTTGTAGCCGTCGACACCGCGAGGGCCGGTGGCGCCGACGCCAGGACCTGTGGGCCCCGTGGCGCCTGTAGTCGAAGCAAACCCCGCCGGACCTGTTGCGCCAAGTCCCGTCGGCCCGGTGGCCCCTGTCGATCCCAACGCACCCGTTAGTCCAGTCGGTCCTGTAAAACCCGCGACACCCTGTGGTCCCGCAAATCCTATGACGCCCTGCGGCCCCTGCGGGCCCACCACGCCCTGCACCCCGGCCACCCCCGACGAGCCAGTTGGTCCCGTAAAACTCGACCCGGTAGCCCCAGGGGGACCGTTGGCGCCCACGAACCCCACCGGACCCTGCGGTCCCGTCGATCCGGTGGCACCCTGAAGAGCCGCCTGACCAGGCGCGCCCGTCGGCCCGGTCTGTCCGATACCAGCCGGGCCCGTAGCCCCGGTCGACGATGCTGCACCAGGAGAACCGGTCGGCCCGATTGGCCCAACATTACCCAAGGCGCCGGGTGCCCCAGTAGCGCCAGGCGCACCCGTCGGACCGCCAGCAGGACCGGTCGGGCCAGGACCACCCGCAGGACCGGACGGGCCCGCAGGCCCCGACACCACCACAACCGGGCGGGTCGCGATCGGTGCTGCGGGCGCCGGGTTGGCCATATCAGCCTATTCTCCAAGCCGTTCCATCGGCAAACACCGGCACCTTGTTGCTGCCACCTCCAGCTACGACACTGTTGAACGTCGCAACAGTCGCATCCGTGACGAAATTGCGGCCACCCACCGTACTCGCTGCTGGCAAACTAGACACCGTATTAGGTCCACCTATCGTTCCGGTCGGACCAGTCGCTCCGATGGCTCCAGTCGGCCCAGCGACAACCGACGGCGAGCCGATCCCCGGCGGCCCCGTGTTTCCCGTCGGTCCCGTGAACGCGCCGGCACCGGGCGAGCCTGTCGGACCCGTGTAGCCGACAACGCCGGTAGCGCCCTGCGGACCAGTGGCGCCGGTGACGGAAGCAGACCCCTGCGCGCCCGTCGGGCCAGTCGGGCCGCCGCTTGGACCCGTTGGACCACCAACAACCGCGACTGGGCGCGCCATGATGGGAGCAGGAACGGAAGGTTGCGTTGCCATGGAGCTAACTCAGTGTGATTTGAGGATCGATGTAGTACGTGACGCTCGGCTTGGCGGCGCGGACACGGGCGTGCAGGTAGCCGACCATACCGGGCTGCGGCGAGGACAGCGTGGCGGTCAGCTTGAAGGGCGACCAACCCGCTCCTGATCCACCGCCGTTCCACGTCGAACCGTCCGACGCCACCGCAGCATTGGCCGCCAGCACATTGGCCTTGGTCGTGGTGACGATGGTGCCTTGGGGGGTTAAGGCGGAGCCGAGATACTCGACCTCCAGCCAGATGTCGTCGTTATTCGGCAGGGACGCAGAGTTGATCGTGCCGCACACCGTCACCGTGACGTTAGCGCCAGTCGTTGGGTTCCATTGTGCATAGGGCTCGGCCTTGAACGGCCGCAGCCATTGCGAGTTCGCGGTGGTGACTATCTTGCGGGACTGCGCTTGCCCGGTCGGGTCGGCTGCGCCGCCGACGCGCGTGACCGAGGTCTCGGTCGTCTCGGTACCTTCGTACTGATAACGCGCAGACTTGTAAGAGGTAGCGCCACTATCGGAACGCACCGCCTGAACCACCGAAGCCGTTGTCAACGGTGTGCCAAATGTTGCCGCTGCATTCAACTTGCAGTCCTTGAACGTGAACGCGCCTGCCATCGCCTGAGAATAACTGATCAGAGTCCCCGCAATCGCGCTTAGATCGACCGCCTCGACCACAAGTTGCGGAGAGGCAGCAGCCGTATTCAAAGCGAAAAGAGTACTGGGGATAGATGAACCCGATGCCAGCGCAGACGCAGTATTTTGCCAGACAAACACACCAAAAAAGAGATTGATGGTTTGTCCAGTAGCCGAGAATTTGAGCGTAGTATTGTTGAGAATTATGGAAGTGTAAGCACCTGCAGCCCCCCATTGTATGGTAGAAGCCGCACCTGTACTCAATAATTGCAAGGAGCAATTATCTAAATTAATTCCGCCGACACCGGTACCGACAACGACATTAACCGTAGCGCTGCTCCCGCTCCCAGACTGAAACGTCACGCCATAAAAATACAGAGTTGAAGTGCTGCCAGAGAGCACCAAACCTGACGTACCGGTGGCCGCAACCGTCGCACCTGTCGTCAGATTGCCAGATGTCGGTGGATAACTGCCTGAATGATTATGACACAATATTTTGTTAAGCAACCCAGCGGAAGCTGGCGGAGAAATAGTAATCGCCGTCGCCTGCGACTCGGCGTGGTTGTCGCCGACATAGATCGTATTACCGGCAGCGAACCAGTTTAAGGTGGCGGCGTTGGGGATGCGCGCGTGCGGCGCTTGACCACCAGTGAAGTTACCAACCACACCCAGGCAGGTCCATGTGACCGTGCTGTCCACCTGTGTTGTGCCAGCGGTGTTGTTGGCCCATGCCGGCTCGGATGCACCTGTGCTCCCGGCCGTCGAGCATATCCAGTAGCTCGCGCCGTTGTTGCGCTGAATAATCGCACCGAGCGTGACGGCCGACGAAATCGCCTTTGCGGCTGCCCAGGTCGGCGTATTGGTCAGGTCGCCGTTGACAGCAGACGCGCCGGTGCATTCCTGCCACGTCGCGGTGCCGTCCGTCGTTCGCGCGCCTCTGGTGGTGACCCACGTCGCGTCGGTTACGTTCGCGGTCGTACCTGCAATGATGCAGACAAACACCCGCTCGCTACCGACCGCAGGAGCAGTAAATTGCCGAACCAATTGCCCAGCCGTGACCGCCGTGTTCTGGGGCCTTTTAGCAACTGCATAGTGACCGGTGGTGCTTTGATCCCCCGCGTTGCAGTACCAGGTCGTATCAAATAGAGCCATCTAGAACAGCCCTCCCGCAATCAACATCGTCGAGTAAGGGCCGGTCATGCCGGTTGAACCGGTAGGGCCGGTCGCTCCGGCCGTGCCTGCGCCACCAGCAGCACCTGTCATGCCGGTTGGCCCCGTCGTTCCAGGCGCTCCAGCACCGCCAGCCGAACCAGCTTGACCTGTAGCACCAGTCGGCCCGGTCGCCCCCGCCGATCCGACGCCGCCGCCTGCACCTACAGCACCTGTCGAACCCGATGGGCCGGTCGCTCCCGTCGATCCAACACCAGTCGGACCCGTCGGTCCCGAACCACCGCCACCCGCGCCTGTTCCAGTTGGCCCAATGGCTCCCGTCGGACCCGTCGCACCAAGTCCGGTCGGCCCGGTTGATCCTGTATTGCCAACCGGGCCCAATCCGCTCGGCCCGGTCGGTCCGATCGATCCCGTGAGCCCGGTTGCTCCTGTCGGTCCAGACGGTCCTGCCGGTCCTGTCGTAACTCCAACAACCCACACACCCCGCGACGTGTAGGTGTAGGTCACGCCGCCATACGTGTAAGTCTGTCCTACCGACGGAGAACTGGGGAAATCGATCGGCATCAGACCACCCACCCCGGAAGCAGCAGCGTCACCGCTCCACCACTACCACCTCCGCCAGGCCCGGTCGGTCCCGCCAGCGGCGGTGCCACCTGCACCCACTGCGTGGAATTGCCGTCGTCGATCCAGATCGACAGGATGCCGGTCGTCAGATCGTACCAGAGATATCCCGGTGTCGGAGAAGCCGGCGGCGTGCTCGAGCCCGTGTAACCACCGCCACCGCTCCCACCCCCGCTTCCCGCGGCTCCCGTCGGCCCGGTCGCACCCGTATTGGCAGCCGACCCGCCAGGGCCTGCAGGACCCACCACCCCCTGTGGACCAGGCGCTCCAGTAGGCCCAGCGGCTCCAGCTGCACCGGCACCCCCGGCTGTACCCGACGGACCGGTGGCGCCCGTGTTGACTGCGGTGCCCGGTGTTCCAGTCGGTCCGGTCTGCCCGACGCGCCCGGTCGGACCCGTGGCACCAGTCGCACCAGTCGCGGACGCCACGCCAGGGATGCCCGTAGGACCCGTAGAGCCCGTCGGCCCGAGCCCGCTGGCTCCCGTCGCGCCCGTTGGTCCAAGCGTCCCGACACCCACCGGGCCAGTCTGCCCGATCGATCCCGTCGGACCCGTGATTGCCAGGCCGGTTGGCCCGATTGATCCCGTCGGTCCAGTGAACGCGCCAAGTCCGGTTGGACCGGTAGCCGCCGCTCCGGTAGGACCCGTAGGACCGGTGCCACCCGTCGGACCGCCAGCCGGACCCGTATGCCCGCCGACAACCACGACCGGTCGCGTCGACACGATGGCAGGTTCGTTCTTTATGACCGCCACCGTGTCACCTCGTCAGGGGTAAGTTATTCCTTGTACGATTTTTACGGTTCCGTGCATGAACGGCCAACGGACCCCATAAGAATCAATCATCACGAGATCGTAGACGTACGTACCAGGATCGAGACTAGCCTGGATGTCGGCAGCGGTTACGTTGAAGTGAATGACCCGCTGCACGACGTCATCGGTGATTATGCGCCCGTTGGCGGTCGTGAGCGACAACAACGGTGTCTTGTCGTAGGCATTGAGCTGCACGTCCATCTCAAATGTGCAGCCAGTAAGTGTCCATGTCAGATCGGTGGGATCGTCGAACTGGTAGGCGTCGCTCCAGCTGCCGTTGTTGTCGACGACCATGGGCTCATATGCCGAAGTAACGCTATGCTTGTTCATGGCGCTATCTCAACGGCGTTGGTGTCGGATTGACGTTGTACGTGCTCATGCCGCGCTTTTGGCCCGTCACCCGGAACTGCTGCGGATAAGCCCACGCCTGCGAGCCGACGGTATTCGCCCGCATCATCGCCACCCGAGCACGCGCGATCTTATCGCGGAACCTGGTCAGATGGAATTGCGCCAACGTAGGGTTGGAATAGCTCTGCCCCGGCTGCAGCATCATGTTGCCGAGAATGCCGCTGAGAATCGCCTGGCCGTGCGCCGGCAGCACCCAATCCGGAATATGCGGCGGCACGCATTCCAGCGGATCGGTCACGTTCTTAACGACGATGGCCGTCATCGGCTGCGTGTTCGTATAGGGATAGAGAAAATGCACCGTCCCGATCACCGGCATGACCGCCGCCTGCGGCACGTTGTTCTGATCCAGTACACCGTACAGCCGCAATATCCGGCCAGTCGACGGATGCAGCGGATAGTCCAGCAACTCCGGTATCACCGTTATGCCGATGCTCTCCTGCCAGCAATTCGAGTCATTGAAAAATTCATCCAGCACATCAAACAGCTGTGCCTGCATGGCGGCCTGCGAGGCCCCCATCAACGCAGTGTCCGCCTGTCCGAGAATTTTAACCCAGTAGCCCGCAAGGTTGGATTTGCTCATTGTCCTTGTTGTCCTCTGCCTGGCCCTGAACCACCGGCCACGCCAGGCAACGCACGGCCGACCAGTCCGGCGCTGAACAGCGCGAAATACGAAGTCGCCCGGCTGTCCTGGACGTCCTCTTGATCGCGCTCCAGCGCGTGCGCGCATATCCCGTGCAGGATCGCCAACCGGAACTGCGGCTCCATGTCGACGTAGGTGTCATCCACCTCAGTGAACGCCTGCGTCTGCCCGCGCGTCCGCATGTTAAAGATGAACAGATCAGTGCGCAGCCGCCGTGCTTCCAGCAGAGTGACATTTAGAGACGTCAGCAAGGAAGCGTCGTCATACCGATAAGGCGGAACGACATCCTGCAACAGCGTGCGCGCGTCGGCAACGTAATCGGCGACAGTGGCAAGCGTAGGCTGATCGCGGTCGCTGAAATTCCCAAAAAAACTTGCGCTAGTCGACATGGGGCTTCTCCAGAGACGGCCACACACATGGAACTAACATTTATACAAAGGGGGCTGTAAACCCCCTCTGTTAACAATGGGCGTACCTTATCCGCCCGAGATGACCTGCGCCTGACAGAGCGCAGTTCCGTCGATTACCTGATCCTTTATCTTCATAACGAGACGCTACTCTCGCTACCGCCTTTCGGCTGCTGCATGTTCCCATGCAGAGGAGACTATATCATCACCCACTTGGGGTGCCGGGCGCTTCGGACCGCTTGGTCCTACGAGCTTGCGCTCTAGTCGTTGCACCTTCCGCTCACGCGGCTTGGCTCAGGATTGGCCGGTCTGGCGTTCCCCTGAATTCACCCGGTTGTTCGATGCCGATTACTCGGCAAAGGGACTTCAAGATTGTTAATCCGTACACCTGCAGGCCGCGAAGGATCTGACCAAACGTTAGCTCAGAGCGCAGAGTCTCGAGTTTCGAAATTTGCGATGCGAACGTAATCCCGTGGGCGTGGCCAGCAAAGATCGGAAACTCGCCCGCTGAGAAGTTGGCTGAATCGCTCGCGTTGGTCGGCAGCAGGTTCGAGATATACAACGTGAATCGATCAATCATTCCGAGCCGGCCATTGCGCAGCATCGAGACCGGATCGCCCGACAGATAGGCCTGCCTGAGTTCCGACTGCTTGATCTGTCGTCCGGCCCACGCCGGCATCACCACCCAGCGGCCGACCTCCGGGATGTTCTGCTCGTCGAGGCACTCCCCCATGCGCAGAAGCAGATCAATCAGATTGGACTGACCGGCCGTCGCACCCTGCCCGACCACCGTGATCGGCGTGCCCTTGATGCCGAGGTTGAGATTGGCGTACTTCCCGGCCGTCGCGCCGCGGTTGGTCGCCGCGCATTGCCCGACGATGCCGTCGAGCACTTCCGTGTCGACCGCGATCTTTAGCTGCTGTGCCGCATCCCTTATCTTCATAACGAGACGCTACTCTCGTTACCGCCTTTTGGGCTGCTGCATGTTCCCATGCAGAGGAGACTATATCATCACCCCTTTCGGGGGCCGGGCGCTTCGGACCGCTTGGCCCTACGAGCTTTCGCTCTAGTCGTTGCACCTTCCGCTTGCGCGGCTTGGCTCAGGATTGGCCGGTCTGGCGTTCCCCTGAATTCACCCGGTTGTTCGATGCTAATTGCTCAAGCAAAGGGACTCTGACGAATCCGACCAAATAGACAGGACATTCAGATCGCTCTGCACCTCCATCACGTCGTCGAGGATCAGAGAGAAGTAAAAGCCGTTGCCGATGTAGAGTTCGACCGAGCCTCCAGTCGGTCGATCAAGACCGAGCAAACCGTCCGCCTGATACTTGCGGATCGTGATCGTAGGCTTCGTCCGGATTTTCACCCGGTCGCCTTGGTTCGCGATTTCGCCTTCGTAGTCGGTCGCTAGCGTCTCAGGCGCTTACCTGATCTGCTTCCCACTGTCGCTTACGCTGTTGCGCACCAGGTCCCATGAACGACGGAATATCACGTACCGTCGCCAGAAGCCTGGCCACTTCAGCGCCCGGACCACTCAGTCTGTGCGGCTGGACTTGGAGTTGTTTCATCGCCAATTGGATACGCTCCGCGTCGCGGAAATGTCCCATCCTGGCGCAACCAATAAGAAAATACGCCTGATCGTTCTTGAGCACCATGTGCTTGGCCAATGCAGTTTTACCGCTCTCGAACATCGAGCGGACTTTGGCCGCGTCCATAGACAGCACCCAATTAACCATCGACGTACCATTCTCGGTTACAAACTCCTGAACGGATCCTCCGTAAGCCTTCTGCAACAGATCGATACCAACCCGTTCGAAGGCTTCATCGCATACCGAAAGCACCGGCTGTGCCGACATGCCCTTTGGAATGCGAATTGCAAACGATCCGTTCCCGTCGATATATCCGGCTGCCCATTTTCGTGTCGGATGTTTCGGCATTGGAGATGCGCCTCGCGCTGCATCAAACCGCTGCTTCCCCACCTGCACGTCCATAACCTCGCCGTTCATATCGATGGCGCAGTCGGCAAGTGCTCTTTTCAAGACCAGGAACTTGCGAAGCCGCATCAGAACGCTGACAGCCTTGGTGCCCGCTGTATTCCAGTGAAAAGCACCACTCTTTTCATACATTCCAATATGCCCCCACACTTTATCGAGTGAAGGCGGCGTCAGACTGGACGCAATCAACTCCATGAAACTACGACCCGGTGCTTTCTGACAAAACGAAACTACAGCGTAAGCACGCTGCGGCCCTGTTCCGTCCCAGTTTTCGCGCCGCATCGGTGGATTCCACATCAACTGAATGCTTCCATCGCTATCCAACAGTCCTGCAAGGTACTTGTCGCTGAGCCGGTCCTTGCCTCTGGTTCCCTTCGGTTCCAGTTTTTCAGGTCCGGTATTGCTCGAACTACCGTTTAATTCGAGATCGCGCTCAACACGGTTGAGGCGTAGCTTTCCGACAAAAGCCGGACCGACTATCGCTTCAGGGGCAACCCCTGCTGGATCACTTAGTCTGTGCGGGTGCGTGCTCATGCTTCCCTCGGGTTCCAGCCAACTATGAAGGTTCCCGTTTTTCAGATCCAGTTTAAAGAAGTCCTAGCGAACTTCTCGACCAGCTTAGCTGCATTCAGAACTGATCAAATTTGGCCAGCTTGGAACCAAATTTCCGGAATAAAGCCCGTTGATTGGAGTAGGTTTCCGGTAGACCCTACGGGGGTCAGGGGCGGGACTGAGCCTGACGTTGCGCCAGGAAAACCCGCACTCGGGATAGGCATGAGGGTAGCTCCATCGCTTGGGAGCTACCGGTCCTTATAGGATACGGGCGGCCCCCGGTTTATCGGTAGCGCCCCTCGCGCTGGGCTGCGAACATATCGGCCTCCAGCCGAGCCCACTCGGCTTCGCGACCGACATACGCACCTTTACGGTGCTGTTCGTACAGCTGCTTGACTTGGGCGCGTGAGTAGATGGGTTTGTCGGGCGGCACCGAGGCATCGCCTCCGGTTGCCGGCCTGGCCCTGCCAGGGGCTGCCAAGGAGCCTAGATCGACGGCCGGGGTTCGAGGAGGCGGGGCCTGCTGAACGGCGGGCGAAGGCTCGATGTGACCCGTGGCTTGCTCTTCCTGTAGGAATCCTCTGAAGAACGAGATGACTCTAGGGGCGTCGGCCGCTGAAATCGCTTCGTTCAACAATTGCTGTCTAACACGGCCCGAAAGCATGTCAAGCGAGAGCAGCCACCTGTGCCAGCGGGGATCGCGGTCGACGTCGCGGAAGTTCGGCACCGCGAGCTCGAGGCGCTGGTCCAGGTTCCGCCGCGCCTCGACCGCGAGGCGCCGCTGCATCTCGGCGTTCTGCTGCTTGATCTCCTGCAGCTCGGGGCTTAGCGCCTGCGCGGCGGCGCGCTGGGTGAAGTTGATCAGGTCGCTGCCGTAGTTCTGGACGTCCTGCTCCGTCACGTAAGCCGGTGGCGGCGGCAGCGAAGACGGTGCGGTGCGCCCATTGTGATAAACCGTCTGCTGGGTCTGTAACAGTTCGTTACCGAGCTGGGTCATCTGCTCCTGCATCTCGGCGAGCGTCTTCTGCGACGCGTCATAGCGCCCCTTCATCGCCAGATAGCGATGCTCCCAATTCTCAGGCTTGGGCTCGGAGGAAGGAGCGGGTTCCGCAGGCGCTGGCTCAGCCGGTGGTGTGGCTTGGGCGGCGGGAGCCGGCGCCTGCGGAGCCGGAGCTTCCGGCGGCGGGGCAGAGGGTTGCTCCGGCGCGGGCTCAGCAAGCTGGCCTTTCTTGTTGTAAAGCGCATCGACCGCCGCGGCACGCTTTTTCACGGCGTCGGGGATCGAGTCCGGATCGATCGGCAGTTTCGCCATCGGCTTTTCGTCGACGGTCACGTCAGCCATGTCTTATCTCCTCCAGGATGCGCAGCAATTTCTTGCATTGCTGGGCGTGGCCCTGCATGACCGGCAGATCGCCAGTCGCTTGCACCATCAGGTCGGTGGTTTGGGCCGAATAATTAGCAAAAGCAGCGACGAATTTCTCGTACTGCTGCGGGGCCGCGTTCCGCAGGAACCGGGTCGCTTCAGAAATTTCCTTGGTCGATACGCTCATCTCGACAATGTGCGAGCCATCACCCGCTTCACCTCGATGTCGAGGAATTCCGGCAGCACACCAGAATCGTCGCGCAAACGACGGCGTATTTCGTCATGAAGAAACACGAGGTACCTGTAGAATGCAATGTCGTACCACTCTACCAGACAATCGATCGTCTGCGGTGACACTGTCGTTGTCACCCCGGCGGAAAGAGTTTTTGCGCGTTTCGTGCTCATTGCCCTGGGTCGGTAGGGTCAGGCACCCCGGGCGGGGTCCCGGCCATGGGCGGGCTCGAGCCGAGCGGTGGCCCGCCCAACGGCGGGGCCGGCATCTGCGACTGATCGCTGGTCGGCTGCGGATCCGCAGGAAAGCTACTCTGCGGCGGCGCCATCGGGTTCATAGGCCGCTGAGACGAACCCTTGCCGACATGCTTGACCACGCGGCCGTGCTTCGAAAGGGGGGTAAGATGCTTCTTAAATGGTGCCATAGGGTTTTGGCCCTCCGTAGCCGATGCCGGCGCCCTGGACGCCGAAGTTCGGCGCTCCCGAAAGCGGCGTGCCGCCCTTGCCGTAGTCACGGGTGGAGATGGGCTTGAGCCGCGGGGGCACCGATACGGCCTTGGTGGGGTCGATCGGCTTGGGCGCCTTCGGCATCGGCACCTTGGGCATGCGCGGTCCCATTCCTCGTGCCATCAGCGGGCACCTGTTTGCCCGGCCGTCGCCGGCACTGACGGATTGAATCCGAACATCTTGCCTGATCCGCCGCTGGCGAACTTGGCACCAGGAGCGCTGCTCTGATCCTTGCCGGTGTCGCCCGGCTTGTCCGGGCCCGCCGCCTGCGGTCCGAACATGTGATTGTCCGAACCCCCTTTAGCAAACTCGACATTCTTTTCGGATTCCACTTTCGACTTCTCGGCCATGTTTGCCTCCTGCTGGTTTCCACGCATTCTACCGTAACCCCATCAATCGAACAACAGATCGAGGATGACCTCGTGTCTCGATCCGGCCGGCTGTACCGGCACGTTAACCGTGACAACCGGACTGTCGAGGGTCGCTGAATCAGCTCCAGCGATCGCCACGACACCTGTCGGAGGCGGAAACTTGCTACTGGAAGACGCCCCGCCGAACCAATTGACGATAGCACCTGCTACGCTAGTAGGACCGCTGGTCCCGACCCAATAAGGGCTGATGTTCAAATTAAACGAAAACGACGTCGAGACCCCATCCGCCACTGCCCACGTCATGACCCGAACAGCTTTTTGAATCGCCACCGCAACCCCCCTCAAGCCACGAACGTCATCATGCAGTCGCCCACCCCGGAGCCGAAGGCGTTCGTCGCTTGGCATCTGACGACCGCGTAATCGTCCGGATTGAGCCTGCCCGGCGTCGTCGAAGCCGGAATCAGGTTGCCGTACTGGTCGATAGTCCACCAACCGGATGTCGACGTGCCATTCAGCGTCTCGGAAAAGATCGTCCAAGTCGGGGGAGGCACCATCGTGGTGTAGTTACCGTTGCCTGCCTGCATCTGGACCACGGCACTGCCGGGAGGATTAGAAACCATATCGGCGATCGATGGGTTCATGACCGCCCCGGTGACGATCGGGGCGAACATCGCGCCCAAAGCAGCCATCAGATCCGACCCGCCGCCCGATGCCGCAGCATCCGCTACATCCACAATGATCTGAAACACCCGGTCAGCAGCCTGCACCACAGGCGCCGCGTGATTGCCGGATCGAAGCTTGACCCAGTTGAAGCTGTCGCCCGAACCAGTCGGCATGACCACCGCCGAATTCGGCGTCACGGCCGGTATGATGACTTCATTGGTCGCGTAAGTTTCGGCTATCGTATGATACAAGTCGTGAAAAGTCGTATTGTCCGGCGACGTGCAAAACGACAACGATGCCGCCCCGGTCCAACTCGGTGGCATGATGATGCGAACGACCCTGCCAGACGAACAATCAACCGCATTCGATACCGACTGCCCAGCCGGAATGGTCGCCAATAAGGACGTCAATGCCATAATCCCCTCCTATTGCAGCCTAGGTATGTGCAAAGCACCATTACCAGTAAACTGCAACAACAAACCGATCAACACGATCACACCGATCGCCACCATCACGATCATCGCAATTTTCCGCAACGGCTCCGGCAAGGCGACTTGCTGCAACAGCCACCACAGGA